CGGGCTTCTATTAAGGCTATTTTGGATTCAGTTGCAAAATGGGAATGATCAGTCGATAAGTCAACAAAATAGCTGTCATAAGTCCCAGAACCAGAAGACATTACATTCGGTTTTGGACAGGGCTCGCTGTTTGGAAGATCAAGTCCTACAGATTTACATATGTGCTCTCTTAAAAGAGAGCCGCCCCCGCTTCCCAATAATATTTCAGCTTTTGTTTCTTTAAGAGGTTCTTTCATTTTCATAAGCCTCCTTTGCCCGCTTAAAATTCCGTTCTACCCGAACCCCCATCAGGGGTGGCTCGACGGTCCCGTCTAACCACTCAATAGGAAAGGCAGAACTTGCCACTGTCGGTCCTGGATTCGATGGCATACTCACCCGGCTCTCGTACAGTTTCAACTCGTTGACGATGCTCTGAGCCGCGCTGATGATTCTCAACGCCAGCACCTCATCAATACCCTTGAGTGCAGCCAAGCCCCTGGCTGAAGCGAGGGCAACATTTTGCACGCTTAAGCCCTCGCTCCCCCAATCATTCAGAATTTTTCTAGGAGGGGATTTTTGATAATAATACTCTTTTTCCAATTGTTTAGCATTATCTAATCCCTCCCGATTCATCAACTTTCCAGCTTCTATGATCGCATTTTTAGCCGTCACCTTCCCTATCCCTTTATAAGGGACAAGCGCTTTTATTGTTGCCGTGGCCAACGTTTCAACCGTCCAGCCATCGGCCTCGAGTAGTGCCACCATCGGAGCGGTTAACGATTCCATCTCATCCAATCTCATAAGTTAATCCCCATTTCTTGGCAAATTTCTCGCGATTGGTTTCTGTGATTTTTTGGCGGCCAGGTAACCTCTTCCCGCTTTGCTCCCCCAGGTGCTGAAGGGGCAAGGAGATTTGTTGTAGCCCATAACCTTTTTGAGCTGCACTATAGCACAAATCTATGTCCTCATAGTAAGCTGGTGTGAATCGTTCATCGAATCCGCCCAAATCATCATAGATTTCTCTTGTCATTGCCAGGCACCAGCCCGCCAAATAAGGGATCGGTTGCCCATCAAAAACATTCCACCCGGTGTCAGTGGTTATCAATTGCGCTCCGATTAATGATTTGGGATTCGCCGAGATTGCTTTCTCTATAGCCGTGATGAAATCCCCTTTAATGATTATATCATTATTCAAAAAAACCAGGATGTTTCCCATGGCTTGTTTAGCCCCCTGATTCCCGGCTTTGCTAAATCCCAGATTTTCCTCATTACGCAGAACGATAAGCCTGTCGCATATAATATTGCTCCAGTACCGAAGTATCCCGCCTGTTCCGTCCGTGCTCCCATTATCAATGATAATCCATTCGATAGTCGTGTCTTTTGGGTAATGGATGTCGTTTCCATAGAGATATTGTGCGGTCAGGTCCGCTCGATTCCAGACTGGGGTTATGACACTAATCATCGTTTCTCCCCACAGTCCTCAAAGCGGCCAGGCAAATTGCGTGAGGCGTAGTAGAGGCGGCATTATGTTTGGCGTCCTGATGAAAACAACCCTCCTCAAAGGCCGTCCATCCATCCTTAAAAGGAATGACACATAATCGGCACGTCTCAACCAGTTCCCATGCTGACTTTATGTCTTTGGAAAAACGGGGAAGTTGCAAGGGATTCTGATCATCCGTCTTCAGGAACCACCAAGCACGCGCCCCTCCAACATCGCTAAAGTGATACCACCCCAAGACATCTTTAGCTATCAACTTGTCTAGTTCAAGCCCAGGTTTCAAATGGTCTTGCGTTACTATAAATGGGGTGCGCATTCTTGACGATTGTTCCAAAGTTTTTATTTGTTTGTCCAACTCGATGACGGCTGATCCCAAGGCTAGTTTCCATCTGACATGCCCATTATATGTAGCCTTCATGATAGCATCATTAACAATAGAATTATTGTTAGCTATCTGATAAATTAATCGTTTGGGAAAACTATCCGATTCCATCTATCGTCCTCCTTTATTCGCCCAGCGCCTCACGCCATCCGCGTCGGGCAGACCGCTACGGTTCCAGGCCGGGTGATAATGCTAATCAGCGTCATCAAGGTTGCCAATATTCAAAGCTGCCAGACATATCGCATGGGGGGCAGTTGGTGCGGCGTTTTTAGACGCGTCGTGATAGACACGATGCTCTTGGAAAGCAGTCCACCACCCTTCCCAAGGAAGGATGCATAATCGAAACATTTGAACCAAAAGCCAGGCTGCCTTTATATCGGAAGAAAAACAATTAAGATGTACAGGCTGAATCGTTTTTCCTTCTATACGCCACCAAGACCGATCTCCCCCGACATTGCTTTTTCGGAACCATCCTAAAACATCTTTAGCTATCTGCTCATCCAACTTGATGCCTGGCAGACCTTTATATGAAACAGGCTGATTATATTTGTCTGCTATTTTTATGGCTTGTTTTAAGATTTCGTTCTCTCTAGTTAGTCTTGCAATCTCATCTGTATCCACTATCGTCCCCCCTTATTCGTCCAGCGCCTTACATCATCCGCGTTGGCCAGGCTGAATGCCTTCTGCTTTTTCCCGCAGCAGCCACCTTTTTTACCCAAAATGAATTCAACATCCCGCTGATCAACCCAGGCCAAGCAAATATTAGCCTCCGTTACGGCTACATATTCCTTCCCGCTAGGCCCCCCTGTTATCAATACCTGCCCCGGTTGCCGATATTTGACGGCTATTTCGCCGGCCTCGTTTGTTTGTTGTGTCATTATCATTTCCAATTGAGGGCAGCATCCCTCGTTCCCCGTGCCTGTGGGGGCGACACTGCCTTCTACAATTATCCGTCTCCCACGGTGCGGCGATTCCTGTTTCGCAGGGCTGCCATTGCATAGCCCTCCACAGGCATTATTATCGAGACGACGCGAGTCCTACCGCCCCGTTTTATCACCTTGCATGTTACCACGCATCTCGGCGAACTCAACTACCGATAATCCTTCTCTAATTAGCTTCCGACAATTGGGGTGGCCCATATCAGGGGCCTTTAGCCAATAGTAATAATGGCTAAGAAGCCGCTCTACTGGGTCCCGAAACAACATACCCCGCTGCAAGCCAGGAATATGGCGATACCGGGACAAGAAAAAATGGCCATGGATAATGGTCGTCTTATTTTTTCTCAGTTGGGCTAATACGGGGAGGGGAGCCGGTTCGGGAATGTAATCGGGTCTATCTGTGTGGTTATAATCCCAAAAGACACGCTTGCCAAAGAGGTGATCAAGGTGCTTTTGGAATGATAGACCTGCACTTTTTGGTACGTGGACACTAACTAACTTCATAACCGCAGCCTTTTGCTTCGTTCAAATTACACTTCTACTGAAATGATACTCGGTTTTAATGAGTACGTCAACAATCTAAATCGCATCAAACAATTGGGTCTCTAATAATTCTATCTCTTTTTGTTTTTTGGTAAATTGGTTCTCTAATTGCCGCCTGACACTAACGTCTTGTGTATCAGCCGCCTGATTGAATAAAATATAGGTATCTATTTCAACAGCTTGTAATTGCTGTTCTAATTGTTTGGGGGTTCCCATCTATACGCCTCCTGACAATCCTATTTCTCTAATCGCAGCAGACATCCCTCTTATTTGAATATCTTTGAATTCATCAATTTTCCGGCTCCGCGAGTCCCTGAGCGCATACTCAAATAATGCCTTTCTCCGTAGATCATCCATTTTACGCCGGCTTCTTGATTGGCGACTATACGACCCTATCTCATCTTCAAGAACAGATATCTCATTGGTGAATTTTTCTTGATTTGCACGAATAATTTTTTGATTGTTTTTTATACGTGTTATTTTGGTATCTTTATGTAATTTTCTGACCCCTTCTACACCAATTTTATCTTGATCGGCTACATTGAAATGATCTCTCATCACGGCCATAGCCGTCTTCCGTTCAGAGGGATCAACAAGCCATCGGCGCCGCTCAGAGTCCCATGTTCGCTTAGAAGCAACTACATTGCTTTTTAAATCCGAGACAAACTCGGCATTATAGGGAGTTACCAAATGTAATCTCCCCCTCTTTGTTCCGATTACCCCAACTTCTTTAGACAACCTGATTGCTGTATCCCGTTTCCCTCTGGCACGTTCCTTGTAAACCTCCCGTTCAGATTTATCGCTATCCTTGAAAGCTCGCTTGGCATCTTTCGTTGTCCCGTACTTCCAGCCATGGCGCTTTTGATTATGCTTTCCCTGCATGTGGCGCAAAACTAATATCTCTCCAGTCAACCATGCTAAATCCGCTTTAGCCCGATAGCCCGGTATTTCGTCCGGTCTCTGTGCTTCCCAACTATCACAAAAGTAGTCCTGATCTGCGACAAATTCATATCGCTCGCACCAATCACGACCAGGGTCTCCTAAGAACTGCTTGCAGTTTTTGCAGCGCCTGGGGTCAGTCGCCGGCGTATAGTTGGGGGCGTCGGATTGGGATTTGGTTACATCAGCTTTATTTTTAAGCTGCTTTTTGAGACCCTTAAGCTGTTTTTTTAATGCTCTTTCAATAAGTGTCGCTTTTACATTAGCTTCTTGCTTTTTCTTGAAATCATTAGTCGTTTCAAGTGTTTTTAGTTGAGCATCCATTTCTTTACTCAACTCGTCAGAAGTTAGTTTAGACAACTTATTTACAATCGGTTTGCTTATTTGGCTGCTCAATAATCCCAGATTATCAGGAAGGGTCGAAAACGCCTCATCTGTCTTTGATTTGGATTTAGAAGACGGTTTTTTCTCCCCACTCCCTCCCTCTTTTCCTGAATGTCTTTTCTGACTGTGTTTGCCGCGTAAGTGTCTCTCGATTTTCGCGTCACTCCCATACAAATTATCATCCATATGCTGCGCTTTCTCTGGACACGTTGCCCCCAAGTCAACGCAGCTATCATGGGCCCGCTGAACCATAACTCGGTCTTGCTGGCTATGTTTTGCCCCGGCTCTCTCAGTTATCGGCTGACATACCGCGCCAAGGGGAAGGGATAGGTCATGCATCTTTTGAATGAGTTCGTTTTCGGGCTTCGTGTGACGGGTACCCAATTTTTCGATCAAAATATCGTCTTGAGACTGACTCCGAACTGTTAAAATCATGTTTGCTAATTCGCTCAGTGATGTTTGCATTGGTTAATCCCTTGCTTTTAGTACCCTTTCAGTTAAATCAATTAACCCCTTAACATCAGGTTTCGCAGCCCTGCCATCTCCCAATGTCCCCGTTTCAATATATCGTGCCGACCTGATATCAACCGGTCTGACGGTCTCCCAAATTTGCAATAATCCCCGATATTCTTTCTCGTTAGCGGCTTGTATCAATCCGCGCAAGAAGTCAAGGTCGTTGATGTAACTAGCCGGGGGATTCGACAAATTAGACAGCAGGGTCATATAGCGACTAATCTGGGTATTTAGGGTCCGTTTATCTGCTTGTAGGCTCATAATATTCTCGAACTAATAGACCACTCTTTTATCGAATTTACTCTTATCGAATGATAATATCTTGCCCCCAAACTGGTTTACCACATCCTGAGCCACAGTGTAATCTGGATTTGGGTCCGAAGCCTCTGCCCCATCAGGGGGTAACAGGTTATTCAGAATCCGGGCTACCTTGGGGGTATCTGATGTCCAAACGTAGCCACTAATCGTTGCCTCAATACCATCTCTAAACCAGGGTAATTTTATCGTTGCCGCCATTATGGGGTCCTCGATTGAGCATATATAAAATCAAACATGTCAGGGTCTGACTCGGCAAATTTAAGGGGGTCTTTATACATCATTTCTATGCCCATCGAAAAGACTTCGGTCGCTCGGGCTCCGTAATCTTTGCCAATATAAGCACTAAAAAACTTATCGGCCTTAGATTGTTCACTGTCATTATATCCTTCATTGCCTGTTAATTCTGCCAAGGGCCTGAATTTTTCGTCCTTTGTCCGCTTATCTCGCCACTCAATAGATCGCTGCAATAGTCGAGGGCTATTATGCTCGGCCATGTGTCCTAATTCATGAGCCATCGTCGCACTGCCCGCAAATCCAGACATGTGAACCTCTGAAATATACCCAGGGCCACCGGAAGTGTGGAATGAGCGGTCCTCCGATGTATGGGCGAATCTCGTTCGTGTCCCTGCAGGAACCACATCATCACTGACCAACGATTCGAATCCTTCGCGCCCCTTTTTCCAGCCGCCCTTTTCTATAATATCTTTGTCTCGTTTGCTGCCTGAAGCAGCAACGATTTTGGTGGGATTATCAACAGCCACTAACCTCTTGATCTTTGATGAAGGCTTGTGCAAATCTCTTAATTCTTTGTTGATCTGTATTTGCCGGTCAGTATGTTCAAGTTGCTTATTAATCATAGCTATAGCCCGAGGGTCATTATCGGCGAAACTAGATTGCTGCATCTGTTTTATCAATTTGTCTGCGCGATCCCCCTCTTCTCTTGCCTCTTTCCCAAGCCGCGCTGATTCCCTCCTCCTAACCCGCTGTTCATTGGACATCTCAACCCTAACCCGCTTTGCCTCATTTAAATTATGCTGGAATAAGACATTGCTGCCCCCCTCAGTTTCAACCTGGTAACTTATCATGATTCCTTCTGTGGTGGCCTTATCTGGGGGCAAAGCGTTGCGCTTGGCTTGCAATTCATTTAGTTTGTTTGTAGATCGCTTAAGTTTTTCGTCCTTTGCCTGCAATTGCAAAGCCAGCGCTTCCCTTTTTTTCCCCTCTTTCTCTAATTGCACTTGGAGCTTGTCTATCTTTGGCTTGTTGGCAAAGAAATTTCGGGAATCGCTCGATAAATCAAGAATTTTGCCACGGATTTCTTCTTGCTTATCCATGGAATTCCATAATTTGTTTTGAGCGTTATGAGCTCTAGTTCGATTTGTGTCATCTTGGCTCTGGGCTTTCGTTATATCATTATCGAGAACTCTAACCGTCTTAAGGCTCCTATCCCTCGTTTGTTTTGCTGCTGCAACTGTTGCCCTCGCTTCAGCCAACTTTGCAGGAGAAACCCTAACGATTCCCTCTTTTCTAGCTTGGCGTTCTTTGGCGGCAGCCTCTTTGACAATTCGTCGGGATTCCCTGGGAGATGCGTTTATAGCCTCAAACCCCCCGCCACGTTTTGAGCCCCCCTTTTTGCCAGGACGACCAACGTGCCCCCAATTGCCCGATGTCGGCCCGCCCCTGAGCGTAATTATAGCCGCAGCCGTTGTAAACAGGCCCGGCTGAGGAGATTGCCCGGCTGAACTAATCCAGGCATCAATCAATTGATCCTTTGATCGGCCGCCTCCCCCACCAAATAATGACCCTTGTGACGGGTGAGGCTCACCTTCTATCAAGTCACTCCAGCCCCCGAAGAATTCTGATAACTGCTTGCCCGATCTGCGGCGTTTATCTATCTCTACCAATATTTTCTCTTGTGGCGCATTGAGCTCTCGGCCAAACAGTGCTCCCTGAGCAAGAAAATCAGAGACAGATAGATTGCGATCTTTCAGACTAGAATAGACCTGGACGGTCTTGGTAATATCGCCTGCGATACTAAGCCCTGAGCTCCTCTGCCCGGTCCTTACTAGCTCTTCAGCCCGAGACATGGAGCCCAGGCTGTTCATGATTCCATTAGTGACATTCTTGATGTCGTTATCCGTACTCTCGAATATGCGGTCGGATAGTTCCGGGCTATCAAAAACCCTATTAAACATCGCTGCTTTGATTCTATTCTCGCCACTAGCAGTGAGGGTTCCGTTCCGATCAATCATCGTGGCACGCTCGACCTCTGGTGTGTTGGCCACGAATGAGCGCACAAAATCACGATTGGCCGGCGCTTTTATTGTTGCCTCTATACTATCACGGGTCGTGATTTGTTGTAAATGCTCTGAGCTAATTCGTGATGCATCTGACCTGGCCCGCTCGGTATCGCTCGCGCCCAAGATGGAAGCGGTGTTGGCCTCCTTTGCGAATTCTACCCGATCAACATCCGTTTTCCGAACACGCACCAAAACGGGATTATCGAATCCCTCGAGCGAAGCAGGATCGAGACCTTTGTCCTGAGCCGTCTTTTTTAGCTCTTGCTGGTATTTTGCGTATTGTTCAGGGTGTTGGTCTCTGGCTCGCCTAAGCGCCATGGAACGCCCATTCCCGCTCTCTACGGCGTTATCGTTTCCAATGATGGGCGTCCCTCGATCAATGGCCTTAAACTCACCTAATAGGGCTTCAGGTTCCAAATTAGCAGCAATGCTATCAATTTGACGCTGACTGGCAACGCGGGTTCGGTCTCTGGGTTGTAGTTCCTTGGGAAAATCAGGGTTAATCGAGCCACTATCGTTATTTGAGGTTATCAGATTATCAAGCTCCCTAACCTCGTAACGCATCTCAAACTTTTTGCTAGGGTCAGTCCCGAGAACGGTGACGGTATGCCCGTGCGTCGTCTCTGGTTGTTCCCGCTTTAAGGAGTCGTTGGCTCCGTTGGAATCGCCTAACATCTGATCAATCCGAGAACGCAGGGTGAGCAACTCGTCTCGAGAGAAGTCTTCAAGAGCGCGATCTTTGAGAAGTTTGGATTTTACCTCGCGGGTCGTGCGGGTTTTTTGCGAGGCTTGTTTTCGCTCTTTATGGCTTGACCCCGGTTTAGCCCCAATAGCCGCCAGGCCCCCACCTCTGCCACTTCCACCTCGTTTGCCCTTGCGACCAACATGGCCCCAGTTTCCAGAGCCTGCGCCACCGCGTAAGACAAGTACTTGTTCGATCAGGTGAAGAAGATTGTCAAAATCCATAATCTACAAAAAAGAGGTATCAACTTGCGCCAAGTATACCACTATCTATCAGGAAATCTGCATCTTCCTGATCTATAATGGCATCAGCAACCAATTGCGTTAAATATGCAATAGCGTTCTTAGCCGTCTTCGGTGCATTTGAAACTACTTCTTCCAACCGACGAGGCACACCAATTCCGTCAACCACTGAAAGTTCTCCACTTTTCCAGGTGTATCTGTTTTTTCTATTCTGTGATATGGCCATAATCTTAGTCCTCTACAATTTCAGCTATTATTTTTTTAATTCCCTGATTTCCAAATAACCCGCCCGATTCAACCTTTTTGATAAGTAACTTTTGCCCTCGTCCTAATAACAATTCTTGTTCATTATTATGAACTCCCCCGGGTAAATTCCCAAGATACCCACCTTTGCTCCCCTTCGGTACACGAATTTCCATTGATACTCCAGGGAATGTGCGTTTTTTGTTGACAGTGGTGGATATATATGCTTTATCTTCAATAGTCTGCCCCACCCACCCCGGCTGATCACTTCCCAACAAATCAGATAAAGTTTCAACCTCTATCCCTCGATACACTGTGACATCTCTTGGTACCGTAGCTTTGCTTAATGCCTTGTCAATATTCTTTATAGCTTCTTGATTTTCTTCACTAATCTTTTTCCCCCCCCTCAGATGTCCATTAATTTGTAAATAATTACTAGTTTGATAAGTAATCAATCCATCATTCTCTCTCTCTGTCATTCCCTTATGCCAACTATCATAGCTCTTCGACATTTCCTTATGGTTAGTCGGTTTAGCCAAACCTCGTTTAACCGATTTGAGCTTTGGTTTCTGAAGGGATAATACAGTTTCTTTTTGGGTTATCCCAGAATCGGACGCTTTCTTAGCTGCCTGCTTAGCTGCCTGCTTGACTGCCTTTCGGCTGACTCCAGGTTTAACACCGACTCTTTTGAAACCTCCTCCCTTGCCGCTTCCGCCGCGCTTCCCCTTACGTCCTGCATGCCCCCAATTACCAGAAGTAGAACCGCCGCGTAAAATAAGTATCTTTTCAGTTAGGTCAAGAAGTCGCTGTATGTCCATAATAAAAAAGGGGCAGGGTAGCTATACCCCACCCCGAGGAGGAGAGAAACAATGAATTACGTTAGATGAGTTCTGATCGAAATTTTAGGACCATCACGTCCTTTGTTGGACTAGCTGAATGAATTCGGTTGTGACATCCTATGCAAATTAAGATTAAGTTACCAATATCCGAATTTTGTTTGTCACCATCTCTGTGATGAATGTGACCTCGTTTGCCTTTTGCGTCTTCTATGCATGATTGACAAGTTTGGTTGTCCCGGCGGCGAACCCTGCGCTTAAGATTGTGGTCAAATTCGGGGGGATAAGGGTTGTATGAAACGCCGCCCTTCCAATTAGAACTATCTTCCCCTGTGTATTTTCCTTTTAGGGATTTAGATAGATTATCTCGATGCTCCTTAGTGATGTCACGCCCTTTTTGAGATTCACCAATTCTGCGTTTGTGTTCCTCTGATAAAGGTGTTCCTTTTCGAGCCTCCCCATTCTTGCGTGCCGCTTCCAGCCATTTTTCGGTAACGGTTCGCTTTTTTCCTCGCCGCATTTCCGATAACTTTTCGCGGGTCTCATCACTTGCCTTATAATTTCCAGACCCCCGCTCTAAAGCTCTCTGTCTAAGTTTTTCTCTAGTCTCATCAGAAACCACACGCCCTTTTCCAGCTTCGGCTATCTTCTGCTTATGTTCCTCTGAGAGTTTTTTCTTTTTGGCACTTTCGGACATCTTGCGCCGGGTCTCAGCAGAAACCGTTTTGCCTTTTTGAACCTCGCTCATTTTTTGCTTGGTGGCTTCAGTGTGCTTTTTCCCTTTTTGAGCTTCCCCTATATTATGCTTATGCTCATCAGAAAGCACTTTGCCAGCGTGAGCTTCACTTAACTTCTGTCTGGTTTCTTCAGTTACAGGCTTGCGAGATATTCCTTTGCCGGGATGTTCGTTTTCTTGATAATACTGCTTTAGAGTCTCGCTTCTTTTCTTTCGGGTTTCAAGACTTTGCTCTCTGCCCTTGCTAGCCTCGCCGACTTTGCGCCTATGCTCTTCGGTAAGCAGTTTACCCTTACTATGATGGGGCTGATCTTCGTAACGTTCTTTAAGGGTAGCACTAATTTTGGTTTTTTGCTCTTCAGAAATAACTTTGCCCTTATGGGCTTTTCCTATCTTGAGCTTAGTTTCATCACTAAGTTTAGCCCCCTGTCTTGGGTGACCCTTCTCTGTAAATCGTTTTTTTGCAGCCTCACGCAGTTTTTGTTTAGCTTCTTCGCTTTGCTTTTGCCCTTTTCTCGGCATTATATCCCCCGATACAATATCAGTATTAAGTACTACTGATATTGTACCAGAAGATCACTGTTTAATCAATGCGGACAAGAATATTTAATAAATACTAATCCGTCGTTATGTCAACCAATTGTGGGACATGTGACAGAAATTCTTCCCGTGAAAACCGTGCTGAACGTCGAATGTGCGCAAGCGTGCTTCACGATCAACGCCGTAGCCGCCCAGACCTCAAACGAGATCGCCGTACAACCCGGCACCAGGTCCACCATCTGGAGCGGGATCTGAGTCGATTTATACACCAACGGCGTGCCATTGTGGGTCATCCTCAGACCAAATAACCGGCCAAAGAATGTGCCATCACCCAGATCGGAGCGAGTGAAGTTGTTGTCGCTGACTACTGCCAGCCTGCCAACACCGGTATTCACAAACCCGGCAAAATTGAACCCTGGGGTGATGCGATTGCCATCATCAAAATTGACAATCTGAGAGCCGGCAAATCCTAGCTGGAAATAGCCGGACAACATCTCTTGGACGGCCTGCCCGTGGCCAAAGATGTGAGTCGGTTTAGCGCAACTTTCCGCAAGGAAGCGGTCATAAGTAGCGGCACTGAATGTACCGGAAGGGGTAGCGCTATTGACATGTGAACCGCCGGCACTCGTGACTAGCTGCTCAATGCCGTCAAACTCAAGGCTGTTACTAGAAGCGTTGCCAACGGCCAACAGCCGATCCCAGCCGTTCAGGACCAGGGTCTCTTGAAGCCGGACCTCTTTCTCTTTTACACCGGCAACGGCTTCCATCAAGAATGAACCTACATCAGACCCGCCCGGGACTCCCTCACCTGAAGGGATGCCGCCAACAATACTATTAATGGCGCCCATAGGCAACGCGGCCAGGGTCATCGAATGTTTAATGCCACGCTGGGAGAGCGACTTTTTAGCCCCAATGTTTTTGTGGGCTATAGCTGTATTGGCCCCGCCATGGGTGTACTCTTCCGGGCACTCCCCATCAGCAAAGGCAATGTAAGCCGACCCAGACGTAAAGGCCAGGCTATTTAATTCTCGCCATGTGACGGTATTGATACCCGTCTCCTCTTCCGGGATCGCCTGCCAAAGTGTGATTTCTTCACACATGGCAACGATTTCTCTTGGATCAAGGAGGTTGGGATATTGAGCCGTAAAATCGGCAGGTTGAGCATAGGGTTGCGGTAGGGTGAGGGGGTCAGCGGTTCGAGCCACGAAAGCCCCCTGAGCTTGTACAGGCGATGCGTCACCTTGCTGACCGGACCCACCACCAAACTGCAAAACATCCTCGCCTTGAGCGAGGGCTGGCGCTTGAATAGGCATAATTATACCTCTTTTGATAATTTAAAGTTTGAGTTCAAGCGCACTGACTTGACATTGTACATCGGACAGATCACACCTGAAGGCAGGCTTAACGATCTGCCCAATTTAACACAATACGTAGTGCGTTAGCAGGGCTCAGTTATGCAGCCCTACAGATTTTCTAATACTATCGGTCAAGGGTGATGGTTGCCCGGTGACCGGTGAAACGTGATTTCCCTGATTCCCACCGGCTTGTACCGGTTGCGGCGTTTGGGCGGGAGAAACCATCGACTTTTGTTGCGGGACAAAGACTTGTTGTGGCGCATCTGCAGTCGTGGCTGGTTGCCCGCTCATCTTGGCTGTCAGCAACCCAACCTGCTCGGCCAGAGGCGTTAAAACTTCGGCCAGGGCGCCCTTGATAGCCTGAGCCATTTGATCAGCCGGAGGCATGGGATGAGCCTGGTCAAGTTGTGCCTGTACTGATTGAGCGTAGACATTAAATGCGGCTTGGACCGCTTTCTCTTGATCCGAGCGGGGCAAAGATTGATTGGTCAAAGTTGCGTCAACTGCGGCTTTCAATTGGTCGGCTGGATGATCTGTCTGATTTTCTGGGAGACTCATAATTTCAACCTCGTTTTCTGGCGGAGATTCCGCGATATTATCATCGGCAGCTTCATAAGCAGCCGAACTTTCCTGGATTAAAAAGGCATCAGACAATCCCGCTTTTAGAGTGTCGATACGATTGCCTAAATCGCCAACTGCCTGAGCCATGGCTGCAACTCTATCTGGAATAGTCTCATCATCAGCCGTCATGATATTGTTGACAACTGCCTGGAACACATCCCAATGAGAGTACAATTTGTTCATTTTCTCTTTCGTTTCGATATAGCCCTCGGCGTCTTTTATGGAGGTGGCGCCGCCAAAGGGTCTCATTGAAACTTCTGATGCTTCTACCTCATAATAACCCATTTTTTCAGAATCGATTCCAACATCATCAGACGATTCTGCCTCTACGTCCCCCTTATTTTTGGAGACGTTTTCATTTGGCTCGGCGTTGCCTGGCAACAAATTCAGCAAGGATTCCTCGCTCACATCTAATGCCTTGGCAATATCGGCAATGACCGGTTTTGACGGTGTTTCAATGACCCCGCTTTCGATGTCTCCAATAGTCCCGTCTGTCACCCTTGTTTGGTCTGCCAGGTCCACCAATGACATCTCCAGATCTTCTCGCTTGCGCTTAATGAAACCGCCAATTTTTGTAGCGGCTTTAATCACCATCCCTGGAGGCAATTCGCCCTCTGCCTCAGATTTGCCTACTATTTGAGCCCGGCGTTCCATCTCCTCTGCCCCATCTGCGCCTATAATGCTTTCCGCATCCTCTCTTCGCGTGATTTTATCAGTCATGGATTTTTCCTCTAATTCCAAATTAGTCCGGGGATGCATGGGCACCCGAGTAGAAGCAAAATGATCTAGCTGGCCCGCTTTATAAATCTTGTCGCCCATCTGCCCTTTTTGGCAGATAGGACACTTGTCGGTCAAAGATTGACGAGTAAACAGGTAATTGCTATCCTCATGATAATGCTGCAAATCCCACCAACCCGCCGAGATGCGAATAGGGCGTTCTATTGTGTCGCCCTTTTTAACGAGCGCCAATTCCATCCGAACCGCATCCAATAGCTTTTGGCCAATCGAATTATCAACATTAAAAATTCCGTCCGCTTTGAAGGTGCTCCCATCAATGTACATCCGATGAGTGACCCCTGCCTCTCCATAGCCGTCCAAAGCCGGGTAATGAGACACACCCAAGAATGGCATCTTGGGCTCGGGAAGGTATGGAACCGATGACTTGTAGGTTACGCGGTCAATCCAATCTTGGAAAAGTTCACCCGATGTCTGCTCGTTGGCCTTATCTTTGCCGGTATCGGAAGCAACAGCCTGCCAACGAACTGAGCCATCAGGTTGCAAGCTGGCCTTGGTGACAGTTAGCAAGATGTCGTGATAGGCTTCTGATTTGCGTGCTACCCACTCATCTTTTACCTTACGATAGGAGCCCTTAACATTATTCCATGCGATTTTGGCGGCCTGCTCGTCACACTCTGAAGCAGAGGCATCACAATCTTCCAGAACTCCATTAAACGTATCAACCCATAATTTCTTTGCAGTCTCAGGTAGCACGTCAGGGGCCTTACTTAATCCTATTGGCATCAGATCACCATTACCCCAAATTTGCTATTCCAACCCAGGCGAAGCAGATGAGCCACAAAGGTACTAAAGGTTGCCTGTACCAGATAATTGAACCACCCTGGACCTGTATTTGAATACTGATGCTTAAGCAAGATACTCATTATCAAAAAAACCCAAAACCCCAAGCATAGATCGCATTCGTTCATTTCTTCCAAGAGAGGATGTAACTTTCTAATGGGGTCTAACAGGCCATTGGTCTGCAGAAACCAGGTTAGGAGTCGGCCTGTCATTAGGAATAGAACGAAGTTGGGGACTGTCATCAGTCCTTGATCAGAATGTAAAGTACTTGCAATGTAAAAATGCCGTTAACGTCACCCGCCTGGATTCTCTCAACGCTGTGCAGTCTGAAGCCTTGTTCCAGCCAGGTCCTCAGTTGCGCGTCGGCCATGTCACCAGTAATGGCCCCCCCGGGTAATTGGTCGGGGTTTTCAGTGGCCGCCACGGTTCTGATCATGTGGTGAATGTCGGCGGTGCTTTCTTTTTGCTTATGCTTAACTTCCGGTTGTTTTGTGATTGTGGCCATGGTCTCCTCAAATAAAAAAAGCTGCGGAACATTCCGCAGCTTCAAACAGTTATATTATGTATTGCATTATATCACAGATTAATGCAGGTACAAATACAAATTTATTTTAATTTCAAGTAAAGCAATAGCCACTGTCACAGCCATCAAAAAAGGATGGCTGTGATGGAAAATTCTTAACAGCTTCTTTTAAGGGTATTCGTTGATCGGTAAAATATAGGCCGGGTAGGTTTTTTTCTATTTTAGATAGCTCCTCTATTATGATCGAGGATGTTCGTTCCCATCGGGCCTTATCTTTATGAGGGCACATATCACATTCAGTCGAGAGGAGGTACGGTATCCCTCGTTCAACCAGATTTTCTTGTATCGTTGCCCGGTACAACTTCAAATCGACTAACGGCCAGTAATGAAAATTCCACTTTACATCTGAAATTTTCATCCGTTCGGTTTCTGCAATCGTTAATCCAATAGCAGTTCGGGCTGTAATAGCCCCGCGCCGCCGCAACTCCTGACGAACTGCACGGATTTTATATTTTCCTGTACAGGATTGGAGATTGCGCCCCCCCATACTACCAAACATTGGAACCCCGGCGCTCTTCCCCTGACGCATTAAATCAATAATTGCTGGCAATTCTTTGCCATTTTTATCTTGAACTCTCACAAAAACAGCGTTTATCCCGTTTTCAGAGGAGTAAGGTTCAATCACCCGGTCAAAGTATTCTTTTGCCGAGGTTCGTTCCCCGGTTGACCAAATGCAATCATTCTCCGAACCAGTATCAGCAGTAATTGATAATTTTGCAGGAATTTTGCCTTCTGCCGCCAAGACTAGCATCATCATTGATTGACTTCCCATCCCGTTACTTATCGCTTCTATGTGCATCTCTGTTCGTCCTCGAACTCCCTCGTTCCCCGCGGCTGAGGGGGCGACACTGACTTCTGCGCTTGCCCCTCTTCCACAGAGCGGCGATTCCTATTTCGCAGGGCCTCTAGCGAGTCGCCCTCCACAGGCATTATTCTCGAGACGACGCGAGTCCTACCGCCCCGTTTTAATACCTTGCATGTTACCACGCATCTCGCTTGATGTCAACCCCTAATGTGGGGATCCAAGGCATCAAAAAAGGGCCAAAATGCTGACCCTAGAGAAACTTTGCTAAATTGGGAATAAAGAGGGTTATCTAACCCATCTTTCTCATGATCCATCCCATGCGTTTAACTCGCCCGCTTTAGAAATCAGTTCATCCTCGTTAAACTGAATATGGCAGTGACAGGTATTCGGGTGGCCGGGAGGGCCAGGGGTATCAGCATCACCAAAAACCGAAGGATACATAAAACCAATATCCACAAGCCCCATTTGAATATTGGCCGTGCAAACCTTACAGGGTGTATCAGGGCCTGTATGTACCCATGCCTTTTGGGTGAGTCCCTGCTTATCCCACTGCTGAATTCTTCCATTCGTTTCGCTCTTGTTAATCTCCGTATTGACAATGGACTTAATCCGCGCCTCAGACAGCCCCTCGATTTCTTTCCGGGCCCGGTCAGTCACCTTCGCCACCAGGGTGCTTTCCTTCAGTATCTTATCTAGCCCCTGCCCCTCTTGAATCCTTAACGAGATTTCATCGCCGCTCACCCCCTCGTCAACCGAAGATGTAATAATCCGCTTCAAATAGAACTTCGTGCCATCATTGACGTGTCTCACCAAATCAGCGGCTTTAGCGTTTAACTCGGCCAGGGTGACCGGGTTTTTAAGCTGAAAGTTGAGACCAATCAAGTCAGGCGAGTTAACCAGCCCCTCCTCATAAAGAAATTGTTGCACCAATTCAGCCGCAATTGTAGCCCCCTCGCTAAAAGCCAGGGTCAGCACCTCCAAGATTTCAGCCACCGTGTCCGGCGGTAATTCCCACCACTTGTCTTTCTCTAACAGCGCCTCAAGCTCATCTAAAATCGCCTGATCAATCTTCTGGACCTGCGGGATATCGTCAAAGATGCAAGCCTCACCAAACCATGCTTTTATCCGCTCCGCTGCCCATTGTCCACGATCTGCATCAGAAAGGTTGATAATAGCCTTGGAAGAGATGGGGAATTGAGACTTAGCCGCGGCTCGAATAAGCCGCCTAAGCTGGATATCTCCCATTTGTCTCAAAACCGCATCAAATGCCTTTTTGAATACCAACCCCAGGCGATCATAATTAGACGAGCTCGGAGGTACGGCTGATATAGCCGGGTCCCCCAACGTTGCCCGTTGCGTTTGCCCCACATCTCCGCGCCCCCCCTGGCTAGGAGGTACGCGGTCCAACTCTTCATCAGTTTCGGGTGATCCATTCCCATTTGGCAGAGGCTGAGGTTGCTCTTTTGGCGGCTCCAATTCAACAGTCAACAGCCCGTCCTTTTTCAACTGCGCTTGCCCGTCCCCGACTGTGATGAATCCACCCTCCCCCAGAGCCTTTAGGGCTTGCGCATTCAACAGCCTGGCCCGTCCGGTGTTAGAGAGAGCTTCATCATCACGCTCAATCCAGTCAAATTCAAGGTAAGGAGGCAAGACATTATTATTGAAGAAATTCTTCGTTTTCTCCCTGATCATACCAAACCCGGTTTGCCGACTTTCCCTTTGCCGTCTTATCTCCCCGGCCAACGTCCCTCCAGCCGGATCAAGGCCGATATCTTTTAATGTCAGCCAATATCCAGCCGCCACGATCCGTGATTCCTTCAAAGTTACACTGTCATACATCATCTCTGACGGAGGCCGGCCAAACGGTATCCATTTTGCCGCCTGTGTATGCTCATACAGAACCCCTATTTTTAACGGATCCACGCCTTGCAATAGGGTCTGATAGCTAGATACCCACGCGGCAGCAGATTCTTGATCCATATCTAATAAATCAAGAATGCCTGCCTCTGGAGTGTCTAGCAACATTTTAGCATAATATTGATTGCCATAATATAGCAAGCTAATAGCCATATAAATGCGCTGTGGGGGGGGCATCCCGTAGCCTTTCACGCGCATCTCTGGACGGGGCGTCAATACGATTCGTCCAATCTCATTCCGGGCAAAAAAGACCGGATTCGCCATGTTTCCCTGGATTTTTTGCATTATCGGGAATTCAGGATCATGGGTAGGGATGATCGTTGCCCCATCAATATTAATAATCTTGAAAATATGACCACGAGGGTGAGGGCGAGTGACACGAAACTCTTCGCCGTCAAATTCAATTGTAGGCAAAACGTTAAGTGGCCAACGTACTAACTCTGCGGTTCCACCCGCAGGCAAGTCAAGAACATCTTGCCATAGAAGATCGAGAATTATATCAAATTCACGTAAGACATAATTTTTATAGTAGGCTATATCCGGCTCTAACGCCTCTTGATCCTCTGGTTTCTTGGCAGTGATGTCCCAGGGGAGCGCCTGGGCATAGACGATAAGCCGATCTCGGCAAATAATGGCTACCGGCTCATTTCGCACCACATTGCGCCATCGAGCGGCCTCTACCCACATCGGAGCCAAAAAGTCTGGCAGATAGCGCCTCAAAAACGAGGGGATTTCAAGTGATTTTTGTTTGGGGTCGGCCATAGTAGAACCTTAAATAAAAATAACTGCGGACATTTGATCCGCAGCTATGAATATGATACCTTTTTTCAGTTGTCAGGTCAATTTTACTGCCCTCGCTCCCCGCGGCTGAGGGGTAGACACAGACTTCTGCAATTATCCATCTCCTACAGAGCGGCGATTCCTGTTTCTCAGGGCTGCCATTGCATAGCCCTCCGCAGGCATTATTATCGAGACGACGCGAGTCCTACCGCCCCGAATAAAAGTCTCCTAGCCTACTGCCATCCAAAGGTCGAGTCCCACACCTTAAACTGGCAAGTCGATGGGGATGCCGTATCTTGCTTTTCGGCTGGCAATTCTGCAACTTCTTTCCACCCCTCCTCCCCGTCCCAAAAGCAGAGGTGCTCAACCTCTGCCCTCTCGCCATTGTCCCCCCCCGCACCAGCACCGCCGCCCGCCAATATTGCCCGTGTCCCGGCACGCCGTGCAGGTCACTGGTAAAAGCGGCTGCGTGGCGACCGGACGCGGGATGAACGGGGCCTGCCCCGCGCGGGGGGCGGTCTGGCTGAAGAGGGGTAGGTCTTGCCCCTGGGTGAAAAATGAGGGTTGTTGGGGTTTTGTTTTCATGAGGGCTCCTTTCTTTGAATGGGGGGGTTAAATAATATACGTTATTTCGCCGGGCCAATAGCCAGGTTTTGTATATCGGCTAATTGCTGCCAAACTGTCGTTTTTCCCTTCGCTAACGACATAAACGTTATCGCCAGCCCGGGCGGCGGCCAGGTCGGACGCGCTCTCAAATATGTCTGTAAAATCCAATGCCTGGGGCATACTTTCGTCCCCTTCTGGGATCGAAATAAATGCATTGGGCTTTCGCTCAAATAATGCAATTAATTGGCGTTCTTGCTCATCTTCCAGGTATTCATAAATTATTGTCGAAACTTGCGCGTACATTTTGTTGCTCCTTGAGTTCGTTGAATTAAAGATTAGATTTATCTAGCTTCTCGAATTGTTCTGGGCGAATTGTCCCCGTGTGGTACGGATGCATTTCGCCCAACTGGGTTATTTCCAGGTCTTGTATTTGATCCTGGATAATGCTGGTCAAATTGAAGATGTCGGGCGTGTCGGGGGTGTCGGGGGTATCCAGTTCTTTTCGTAATTTGAAATATGATGCGAGGTTCATGTTTGGCTTCCTTTCGTTAAGAGTATTGAGTGTCGGCGAATTCAATATCTTCGTCGCCGTCCTCGATTCCGAGTTGGCGTAATTGCTCATTAATATCGTCATCAGAGGGGGGAGGTGTAATGGGGGGATCCATCACTTGAATTACACGCGGGTCCCTGCTCATATCCGGGCTGCCCAATATGGACTTTGTCTCAGCGTCGTAAAATTTGCTATAATCTGCTGTATTAGCAGATGTTTTTATCAAGCTAATCGGGTCTACATGATAAAACAATTTGAATTTTTGCCCTATTTTCAAATCTAAAAATTTCATTTTGGCTTCCTTTCCCCGTGGGGAATTAACTAACCCAATTCAACATCGAGCCCGAATTCTCGGACCGTGGGCTTCCATTGGGCTTCGAGTCTAGCCCTGAAGGATTCAATATCCCCTTCCGGAATTTCATGATCGAACAAAATAGCTGACATCTTTCCGGCCACGCGCCCCTGGAGGGGGTGACTGACGAACTTCACGGTATTAATCGGTCCTTCCTCTATAGTTACTCGTCTCATTTTGTTTCTCCTTTCGTTAGGTCCTTCTCAAATCTAAATACATGTTACCACACTCTGCACTTAATGTCAACCCCCAAAGTAGATGAGTTTCACACCCCTAACCCCCCTCCCCCCTGACCAACACTCAAAAACTTGATTGACCGCCATGGGGAACCACCATCGAGGTACATTACTGCATAACGCATCGCATCCATACCGTGATCATTCTCTTTAACCGGGGCTTCTTTTGTCTTTGAACTTTTCCAAATATAACTATCAATTTCACTTTCAGTACAAAGGGGGGAATGATTAGCTTTTGATTCCTGATCGATTTCAATCAAACTATCACGAAGAAAAAACAGACGGGCACGCCCATCAATTTGTTTTGATAATCTATCCTGAACCAGCCCAATACCTTTCAATACGTCTTTTTTTGCAGCAATATTTGGAATACCATTCTCTTTTAATGTTTGGCGGTCTTCCGCATCATGATCACAGATAGTTTGTTCTATTTGTTCACCTTTAGATAATTCCTCTATCAGTTCGGAGTGGGTTTTTACTGTTCGCCCGGTCATATAGATTTCACGATAAAGATACATTCGACCATCGCCATCAATGGCCCACCATTGGCAAATAAAAGGATGTACTAATCCAAAATCTATGACTCTAATGCGGCGCCATTCATCAGGAATATCAAATCTATCTACTAGATGAATAGCGGCATCATAGGTATCATAGATTTGGCCTTCAGCACTAACCCACTTTCCTAACCTCAATCGTTGATATCTAACTCCGGTCAGACTATCAAGAACGGCCATTGTACGCCTTCCCTGTTCGGTTATTTCCCCAGTTAAAGGATCAAATAATGTAGGGTTATCCTCATGTCTGCTTGTTAAAAAGGCAACAGTTTCAGTTTGTTTTCGTTGTAATATCCAATGTGCGCTAGCGCCTGGGTTAACATCTCCTAATACCTGAGCATAAGGCATATTCCCAGCCCGACCGGTAGCACGAGTAAGTAATTTTTCCCAGTCATCTAATGTTAGTTCTTCCGCTTGGTTCACGTAAATCACATCATATTCAGCAGATAAAACTTTATTAGGGTTATCCATACCCCCTATAACGATTCGCGATTTATTGGGGTAATCAAACCATTGAGGCTTATGCCCCCCATACGTGAAAATATCAGGGTGTTTTATCTTATCCTGATATGTTTTTAGAACTGACGAATCCATAGATTGTCGAGTCTTACGAATCATGGCAATATGAGCTTTAGGGTATTTCCAAGCCAATGCATCAATCTTATGTAATGAAGCCAATGTCTTCCCGGTCTCAGCCGGGCCACTAATGATGATCTCTGATTTTTTGCACATCCAAAGATCAGCCGCCGCCCCATAGGGATGATAGACCCCTTCTATATCATTTCCGGTTGTCTCTATAATCTGGTAGGTAGGCATTTAGCTATAAATCATCCATCGAAACACCCTTCAAAATCTTAATCACCAAAGGCTTATCCTCATTATCCCCGGCAGCTTCAAATAGCCCATGATGACGAGCTAATTTTTCGAGGGCCCCCTGAGCATCGTGCAGCTTAATTCGAGTCCGGGCTGTGATTGTACCGTCTTTGTTACGCCGGGCGTCAATCGTGATCTCTTTGACCAGGTGAGAGTTAATCTTCCCTTCGAGGTCCGACGGCTGCCGCACATCCGCGAAGTCGGCCATATCTGCCCGCCCCATGTCGGCCAGCCGGGCCAGGACTTCAGCCTCGCTCATGTGACGTTGGCGGTATTGCTCAAGGGCTATCTCATCGTCTATCTCTTTTTGGCGGGCAATGCGGGCTTGCCAATGGTGACGAGCTGACCACGTTTTTAGCGTTTCTAAATGTTTGGTAGGGGGTTTCAGGGTAGCTTTAGCATATGTCTGGCGCAATTTATCAAGGGATCGGCCCCCTCCCATAAGCCAATAATCCATAAGAGCAGTATTCGCTCGTTTGGTTTCTTCAGCTATTCGACTGAGGGGGGTTTCATTATCAAAGGTCATTTGATTAGTTCAGGCTTGTCTCCCGTGAGATCGGCCCAGCGTTGAAGACAAACCGCAGCATAGCCAGGGTCTATTTCAATGCCACGACATGCACGGTTGAGTTGGTGAGAAGCGATTAGAGTCGTGCCAGAACCAAGGAATGGATCAAAAATAATATCATTCTTTTTAGTGCTATTTCTCATTGGACGAGCCATACATTCCATTGGCTTTTGAGTAGGATGATATTCATTAATGTTTGGCTGTTTTATATCCCAGACCGACGTTTCATTTGTGTCCCCATACCAATTAGCCCCATTCCGGACACAATACAAACAGGGTTCGTGTTTCTGCAAATACTGAGCCATAAAGTTCCCATAATGAGCATCTAGCTTATTCCATACTATTAAAGCCCGGACAGACAACCCTATATTATCAACTGCAGAATAAACTGCTTTTCCATTTCTGCCTGCAAACCATAGATAAAAAACGGGTTTTTCAGCCTCAAAACGTTGGCCGGTCGATAAAGCATCGAAATACAATAAAATATCATCATTTTCGAGTTTAGGTCTTGGCTTATTACTAATGGGATTTCTGCCCCCAATATATGACACACCATAAGGGGGATCTGTAATCATTGCATTGAATCTATCGTCTTTCATTACACTTTCCACTATATTTTTATCGGTACAATCCCCCACAGCCATCCGATGCTCACCTAAAGCCCAAAGTTGCCCCAACTTTGTCCCATACTCCTCTTGCAGCTCAGCCGCCCGGTCAATCTGCGGCTCGACGTCTTCTGGCGGGTCGTCCTTCACCAACTCGCCCAAAATCTCTTTAAGTTCATCTTCTCGAAACAGATCATCTAGTTGAATGCCCGTCTCGAGATCAGCCAAGATACGTTCCGGGTCAAAGTCAATCGAGACCTGGGCTGACCGATTGAGATAATAGCTTAACCGTCGGCCGGCTTCCGTCTCAAGATCAATATCAGCGCGTTTGATGAACACCGGCTGTTGGCCATCGACCTCAATGATAATCGCCTCCTCTGCTGCCAGCACATCAGCGCTGACCTCCGTCCGATGATTGCCGCCGATGATGCGGTTATTTTTATCGAGCGTTCCTGCCTCTGCAAAGCCAAATTGCTCCATAGAGTTACGGAGCAGAACATTGCCGCGTTCGGTGTGTCGGTTGGCGTTTAAGAGGTCGGGTTCAATCTCGGATAGTTTGACGACTTTGATTGAGTTGGTCATCGGTCACCTCGCTAGGGATATTATACAAGGGCTGAGGCAAAATAAAAAACCGCCAGGTGGCGGTATGGATAAAATATATTGCAAAGAGAGGCGGTTTAGCTCAAAAAGGCAAATCAAATTGGGTTGATGGTTCAGGCACAATCCCCGAATTCCTTTTTTTTATTCCCCAGTTTTTAGCCAGAATACAATATTCTGGGATTCTATCTGCTTCTGTCCACATGAAATTAGCCATGGCTCCGTCCCTTTGATTGGACCTCATGCCCCATTTGATAATCCCCTGGTTTGTTGCTCGTTGGGTTGCTCCCCAGTCCAGGAATATCCAATCCTCAAAAAGATTATCTTTATCACGATCATAACCCACGAAATAATAGAGAGCCCCTCGCTCACCGTGCCTGTGGGGACGACACTGGATTAAAATCTTATCCATCTCCCACGGTGCGGCGATTCCTGTTTCGCGGGGCCTCTAGTGAGTCGCCCTCCGCAGGCATTATTATCGAGACGACGCGAGTCCTACCGCCCCGGATTGGCATTTTAAACGCCTGCCAACCTAAGCGCTTTATACTTGTCCAAACAAAAAGGGCTCAGTCTCTAGGTAGCGACACCTGGAACGAGGTTTCCCGCCGAGACTGAGCCCTTTATTAGCATTTTACTTGATAATAGCAGCCGTTCCAAATGTCGCTAGAAGTATTATACCCCCATTCACCCAAAACCACAAAAACAGATGACCCCGGCCAATGCGCTGCGGAGCACCAACCGGGGCCAAATAAAATAATGCTGCAGGGTCGCTAAATCCATCGCCCTCCGCAGCATTACATTATATGAAGTTTACGCATGGGGTGGCGATTGTCAAACCCTGCGCAAAAAAATGGCCTGATGAGAAAGGCATCAGGCCGAACAATCAGCAATGGGTCATACGATTGAATTTGGCAAAATTATACCACATAGCCAGATTAGTTGTCAACCCTTTTTAATACCGCAAAGGGTTGGGTGACCCACGATACCTCTCTCTGGATACAGAAGCCGGCCAAACAGATATCATAAACCGATCTGCCCTTGATAATCGCGCTTTCTGCAAAAAAATCTTCGGGGATTTTACCGACTCTCAGATGATCTAGCCCGCAACCCTCAGAATCGGAAGGACTCGACACTGAGGGGATGATTCTTACTTTATCGTTCCTTATCTCCATAAATCGCTCACTTGCCCCAGATGTGTACCGGCAATACACAACCGTGATAATTATCGAATCGCCTGCTTGATAAACATCACGATTTGTATCAAATGGCGCATTAAAAAATTCTATCGGCGGGTTCTCGTAGAACCTGACAAAAACTAACGCGAAAAGAACCAGGCCCACATTAATCATGATTATGACTGACACTATGGACTCCCGGATTCTGTCTGAATCAAGGGAGGCTAACTCCAAAAAGCTGGAGAATAATCGCGAGACCTTGGGCGCCACCCAGGACGCCCAAGCCAATTTGAATGCCGGTAATTTTCGCTTTTTCGACTTTTCGTTCTTCTCTTTCACTCCTCGATTCTTCCCTCACTTCCTTAAGAATTTTTTCGTATTCATCAAAGCGGTCCAAGAGCCCCTTAACTCGGATGTCTTTCTCCCCGTAAACTACCAGCTTTAACTGGTCTAACGATAGATTAACGTGATTCAGATGCTCGCCGGTATCTGCATCAACTTTGTTCAAAAACGTTTCAAGGTCCTTGATCCTCTGCTCATGCTCATTAATCCGATTTTCAATGAGATTCACTCTGGAGTTGTCATCCACCATACTGTATCCTTATCCGAATCTTGTTCTCATTTAAATTTTACACGATTCTGAAGGTACGTCAATGCTTCGCAACTTAAAGTTTCGTTTTTGAGGATGGAGAACCAACCAAGAGTCCTCCAAGCTGAACCCGAGATGTCGCCTCGATGCGGAGCGGATCAGGGTCATTATCTGCGGACAATAATCGGCGCTCTCCCGTATTGAAATCGATACTTCGCGGGTTGTTGGCCGGCCCATAATAAATCAAGACAGGATACTGCCTGGTGACGCTATCTAGCGGAATCTGTTGTATCCGATCATGCTTAATTCGATTGGCGGCCAGGGCAACAAAATAATAGCTGGAAGCCAGGGTTAGGGAGATCATCATAATGCTCAAGCTGCCAGTTAGCACCCACATCGCTACCTCTTTGGTAGCCAGACGAGTATCTTCCAGTATCCGATTATCGGTCATTGCCTGGTTATGCAAATCTCGAGATCGCCTGGTCCGTTCTCGAATCCGTTCGGCCTTTGCGTCACGAATCGGGTTAGTGCAGCCGGTTGAGAAAATCAAAAGAACGAATAAAACAACTATTAATTTGTTCATTCCCAATAGTAGATAATGCTTACTGAAATAACCCCAGCAAGGAAACCGAAAAACCAATGGTAAGCGGGATGAAGAGAATTCAGGAAGATACTAATTACAAAAAAAAGAGCAGTGATCGCCATGCTAACAAGTAGATATTTCATCTGTTCCTCCCCTCATACTGTTGACTAATTCTACGACAAAATCGGTTTCTCTGTTGGTCATGTAATGCCCCCTTTAAACCTTAATATACCAAGGTTTCCAAAACCCATCCTCTTTATAAAAATCCTTAAAAATTAATGGCTCCGACTCAATCATCCGCTCTAGCATCATAGACGCCACCATACAAATTTCTTCCTCTGCGTGAGGAGAACAACGCATCGTAAAGATATGACGCAGCGCCCTCAAATTGCCAGACCAAACGCCGCCGGTCGCTACGCCTGTCCCGATGATACGCCGGAAGAGGGAAGTAAGTTTCTTCTTCTCGCTAAATTTTTTGACGCTCTCTGAATAATCCCAGATGGCTAATAATTCCCTGTAATTGTCTTCCATCTGGAGAAAGGCCCGATCAAACAAGGCTCTTGTTTGACCCTTGGCGGCCAGAATATGGGGCGAGTCCTCCTCCTCATCTTGGATAGACAAGGGGACCCAATAGGGAATATCTGCAAAGGAAATATACCGCATAGACCCCTCGCTAATTGCCATCCCCGCTCGATGGCGGTTCATCTCGGCTGTGAACACTCGCGATACATTTTCTAATGCGAATGTGCAAGAGGCATGTTCAAGAACTGATCCATGCCCAACCCGAAGAATATTGTCTATAAAATCCCCCAGGTCTTTCCTCACCCTCGTTATGTTCGGATTGGGGCCAACCTCATAGCTCATATAGCAGCGCTTTGCCGCCAACTGAACCAACAAAGTTCCCATTTGGATAGCCTGCTTCTCGGGCAAAATGTATTGTTTTGCGCCAATAGAACCTAACCAATGTCTTGTTTCTTGATAATCAATCTCAGTCTTAGCAATCAAAAACACTGTGGGGGTAACATGTCTCATTCTTCATCTCCCAGGTTTATATTACTTCAGGTTTCGCTTTCCCGTTTAATGTCCTCAAGTCTCGTTTCACTGTAGATAGCGAGGTGCCAAACCCAAGGTCATTCAATTGGGTCAATAGCTCATTTTGAGTGATACCGGAATGAGCCTTTTTGAGGTCCAAAATGGCCTGTTTCCGCTCATCCGACTTAGTTCGTTTGACCTCGTTGGCCCGATCTAATAGGGTCATTTCATTGGTGTCATTTGCCGCATATGACCCCATAATTAGCTCATTTTCTCTTTTAGAAGTTTCCAAAATTAAAGTGTCAAGTTCTGTTTTTTTATCTTTAATTAAGGTGTCAAGCTCTTTGACCTGAGCCGACAACCCGCTCCTCTTTTTTTGCAGAGTGACCCGTTCCGTTCTCTCCTTTTGCCACGTTTGCATATCAGTCGAAACCGCATTGCTGACATAAGTTGAGACTGCAACTATCACAAAGCTGGGATAGATTATAATCAAGGCGTCCCGATATATTTCAACGCCGATAGCCAGAGCAAAAACAACCGCAAAATAGATAATGGCCATAGTTAACGTCACCTGAAACGGAGCAACGGGTTCTGACTGTATTCTGGATTTATTCCAATTCCAACTTTTTACCGCCGTCCGGGCGGAAAACATACCAATTAGTTCAATTGCTACGGCAGTACTGTAAGCTACCCAAAGCGGTGTCTTGGTAACCATCGCGCTATAAATAGCGAAGGCTGGGGGTAACGGAGCCAGGATCGGGGCGAATCGAGTGACAGTATCGGTAAAAATGCCCTCCACCATCCCGATAAATCCAGAGACTACAGTTTGCGTCCCATCATAAAACGCCAAAATTTTATTAGGTAAGGTGGTCATTTATCTGCTCCCTCTCTTTTGGCCATCAACATCCCCCCCCCGCTGACGAGCCTTGACTGGTGCTATTCTCAGTTGTAAATCCATCAGGATAGCGCCCCCTCAATTTATCCACGTTCCCCTGAGCCACATCTTCCAGAAGCAGACCCACCTCACCAGTCAATGCCGCCCAATAAAATCCGTTGTCCCCAAGCTCATCAGCCCACATTGCGGGAGTCCCTTTATCAAGAAGCTCGATCAATTCGCAAGCTTCCCCAATCAGCCCCAGGATGCACAGGATTTTGATCAGATGCCCGTCAACCGTAATATCTCGGCCATCAACCCGCGAGACATTATCAAGGTCGTCATACGTTCCTCCTCTATCAAGGTCACGCCCGTGAAATAATCCTTTCTTGATCCGCTCCACGGTCCTTCCGAATACTTGAGCGCAGGCCAGGGTTTTTTGCAACAGGGCTCGACTGCTAAAGTCGAGGTCCGGGGGATCGACAAGCAACGTTCGTTTTACGTGTTTTTGATATTCATTCAGTTCCATAAATCATCATCTCCTATAATATATATAATTGTCACAATAAAAATTATTGACACGATGACAGCCGCTATTATCGCCCCTACCAAAAGCATATTTTCGCCCGAATTCCACTTTGACGCAGCTTCCACCACGTTTTGACAAGCGTCAAAATGCCATAAACCACTTTTGCACGCCCGCCATAGATGATCGTAAAGCGCATTTTTGGCTTTGACATTTTGATTTTGACGGATTTTGACGGAATCGGGGGCATAATCGCACCTTGTCAAAAAGACTGGGGGGGGGAGGGGCAGTATCTAAATACTATCCTGTCAGTTCCTTAGAAATCTTTTCGAATATACGATCACGATCTTCCGATGAGTCGTACTCGATTTCTCGACTCGCCCCCTTTGAAAAAATCGCTGATTTTGGACTTAACCCACAATATGTTGTATTTTTGCGCTTTCAATTACATCCTGGGCAGTCATATCCCAGCAGTTGATCGCTTGGAAATCGACTGTATTGCCATTCTCGATTTCAATACTTGATGATTCAATAGCTGCCACTGTGGCGGTTTGCCCGTCACACTTCAAGATGACCTGCTGACCGATTTCTAAATTTTCCTTGTTTGGCCGGTAATTAATCATTTTCTTTCTCCTTAATTTAGTTAAATTTAATTGTCAACCCCCAAAATTCACAAATTCTTAGAGAGTCCCTATTTACTACCTCTTCCAGGACATATTGATCCGTTTGGCAAGATCAACAATATCTACCTTGAGGGAATCGGGGCAAGGCGCTTTTGCCGTTCCTCGTCCAGAAAAAAAGCCAGCCGGATGGTTGAACCACGTTTCTAATTCCTCCGCCATCTTCCGATGCGAAGGCTGCCCCATCGCAATTGCTTGCTTTACTATCTGCCCAATATGAGGGGTTTTCCACTCAGGAGCCCGGCTTATCCCGACCGGATAAGTTGTACTTCCGTCTGCCAATTCAATTGGCTTCGCCTCAAATGCTACCAAACGAGCCCCCTGATCATAGGCCGCAAAGGATGATCCAATTGATCCATGTCGGATAACCCAAAGTAGGCCATCATCAGACTTATAGACGACTTTCTCTTCTAATTCCGCAGCATTTTCCGATTGTCGCCTCAGCCATAGTTCATTCATTGTCAAAATGCGGATGCCGTACCCCATAACGTCATTATCTGTCAATATACGTCCGGCATCCTTGTTACAGATCTTCCAACCTCCCATTTGAGAATGAATACCCACCGGGTCTATATGCCCAATGTCTCCCTGATAAATGACTTCGATCAACGGAGCCAGATATTCAAGATCGATTCCCTGCTCTCCTAGCCATTCCCAAACCATCCGGGTCGCGCAAGTGGCTGTGCTTTCGCTGCCGGGCAGATGGTGGTGATCAAAGCGCCTCCGCTCTGGGTCGTACTCGCCGCCGATGTCGCCAACGCTATCGGCTCGATTCAGTAGGTCGTGGCCTGGAGTACTGACCGATGTATAGGTGATTCTTGCGTCTTTGAATCCAGGCGCAAATTTGATCATCAGCCAGGCGTAGCCAATGGCGTCGAAATCGGGCGCAACATGTGTCAAAATCACTTTAGTCATAATAATTCAAGAATTCCTTTCCGCCATCAAGAGCCCTTGATGGTCAATTAAAAAATTGATTACTTGAAGGTACTCCCGCCCCAGAACCTGAGACGGGTAATCGATTGCGCCCCAGTGAGCTAATGCCTCAGCCAGGGTGAACGAATGACAACCCGCGTTGAACAACATCCACTCATCAAGACGCTTCCAACATACCAGCGTGTATCCTCTGTGGTCAAAATTTACACTAATTATTCCTAAGGCCCCACACAGTTTAGCCTCGTTCAAGATGGCCTGGCTCAGGTCGGCCCTGCTCAGGTCAGCCCGGCTCAGGCTGGCCTGGCTCAGGTTGGCCCAGCACAGCTTGGCTCCGCACAGGTCGGCCTCGCTCAGGACGGCTCCGGTCAGGTTGGCCCAGCGCAGGTCTGCTCCGCGCAGGTAGGCCCCGCTCAGGTCTGCCCCGATCAGGTTGGCCTCTCTCAGGTTGGCCTCTCTCAGGTTGGCCTCTCTCAGGTTGGCCTCTCTCAGGTTGGCCTCTCTCAGGTTGGCCTTGCACAGGTTGGCCTTGCACAGGTCGGTCCCGCGCAAGACGGCCTTGCGCAAGACGGCCTTGCGCAAGACGGCCTCGCGCAGGTAGGCTCCGCGCAGGTCGGCTCCGCTCAGGTCGGCTCCGCTCAGGTCGGCTCCGCTCAGGTCGGCCCCGCGCAGGTTGGCCCCGCGCAAGTCTGATCCGCGCAAGTCTGATCCGCGCAGGGTTGCTTTTTGCAATATTTGATCAAACCTATCTTTTTTCACTCAATGCCCCCTCTCATTTTTAGATACTGCTTGAATCCACGTATACCAGCCATCGTCAACGACTGCCCATAGTAGATGCCCTTTGCCCGGAGCAACCGGGCCAACGAATCGAACTCTCTCTGGCTAAAGAGTTTCCCATCTTTTTTGGGATACCAGTACTTGCCCACGAGCGGGGTACCCTCAAGCGCTTTTTCAACAAAAACATCAAACCCGTCAATCGGAACGGGCAGCGCACCGGGGCGCTCATACCAGGGCGATTGATAATTTGGATGGGCGTGACGAATCGAGAGCTCGACCGGGGGCTTCTGAGGGAGGGATTCACCTTTAGCGACCTTCTGACAACCGATAAAATGAGGCAAGGCTCTATTGATGTATATTTTTAGCTCATCAATAGACCAGGCAAAAGCCAGAGTTCCCCCCATTGCCACACAAACGAGCATTATTCGGCCAGTGGCACTCGGGAAAAATGCTAATTCCAACGACATCCCTAATGTCGCTCCGGCGAATATCCCAACCATCGTATCGAATCCTATTTGTTGCCATCTGGTTAGCACCTGCCCTTGAAATACTTGATCAGGCAGAGAAACGCTATAATCAAAACTGCCCGAATCCAACCGATCAGCGCGAACCCAGGACCTGGTATAGTGCCTTATTTTCTCTTTTTGATGTTCAAACCGATGCCCGCAGCTCGGGCAATGAATTATCTCAGTTGGCATATCATCACCTTTTGACTATCATACCCGATTATTAGCCACATGTCAAATGTATGATACAATTGACAATCTTCGTGTACGGTTGTATCATTAAAGCATGGAAACAATATCGGACGTATTGAAAACGTTGGACGATAGATCCACCAACCTATCCAAAATCGGCAGAGATAGCGGGCTTGCCCGTGCCACCATATACAATATCATCCGCAACCCAAAAAAAAGAGCGTTTTGGACTTTAGAACGCTTTTTTGATTCTCTGGGCTACGAGATTATTTTGAGAAGAAAGGGTGAACTATAGTTCACCCCTTCTTCCTATTTGATTGTATATCCAAAAAGCTCCCTGGGCGCTTTCCACCCTTTAGGAGCCTTAAACCACTGAAACGCAGGTCTCCCTCCCTTGACGGATAATTACAGCTCCATTGACTAATGCGACATTAGCCGCTTCTACCAAATCAATATCAGCATCGATATCGATTAAATGGGCCATTTGTTGTACCCGACGAGACATCCCCCATCGAGGAGAAAACATCACCGCCTTGTCTTCGACGGGAATGCCTTTTTCCAGAACATTCCCTCTTAATGTGTAGCATGCAAAGGTTATAGCCATTCCCCTTCCCCCCTTTCCAAAGCAGCAATTGCCAATCGTGCTTTGCGTTCTTGCGGCCCTTCGATCTTCCATGCCCTCCCCCCCCAAGAGAACCAGCTTTCATCATACTTGGAGAGCAAACGGAATTCTACTCCAGGGGAGCAGATCACCAGAGCAACCTCACTATTCCCTGCTCTGCCTGCGATTCCGTTCGCGTGATTCCCCTGGGATATTTTTTTCATCCCATCTACATTTGGGATGGTATAGGATCGCCCCTTGCTGTAGCCTCCAGAGGAATTGATGATCGCTATACAGCGACCATTATCCTCAAATTCGCCTCTTACTATCAGCACTCCCGCAGAAGTGATTTTAACACCAAACGAAGACCCAGTTCCCATAATAGGAACTATTTCTTGATGTCTCCCTCTTCCTGATGAGCCAATCTTTAGCTCATCAGGAATGTCTGCCGGGATCATCTGGGTTACAGAACCCGGCGTTATTTTAAATATTTTCACTTTGCCTCCTCAATCACTGTCAAGACGGGTTCTGGCAACCAAAACCCGTCTTAATCGTTTTTCTGCACTTTATTTCAAATATTCAAACGCCACGTAATTTTTGCCAAAAGCTGGCAGGACAAACATTATCCCCCCAGCTTTAATGTAACCTGAGACATTAGCATTGCCTCGCTCTCGAGACAATATCTTTTCAGCACCCTCATTCCATGCATCCATTGCATTCGCGGCAATGGACGCGACAGTGATGCCGCCGACTTTTGTACTGTCCTTGACAAAAACCTCAACATACTGAGATTCGTCAAAGGGGAATTGGTGCAACTCCGCCGGATAAAACCGGCTAATTGCATTTTTTAACAACTCCGGAAGTTTTTTTGTCACAAACTCCGCGGAGCTCCGCAGTTGCCAATGATCCCGACCGGAATAGCTAGCCGGGTGCCCAAACAGATTTGAATGTGAACTCTGCTCACAAGAGAGTTCACAGTGTCCTGCGAATGGACCACGACTGAACATTTCATAGCCCGCCTCACGCAAAGTTTCGGTCTCTTTTGCCAGAAACGAAACTTTGCTTTCGTAATTATATTTTCCATCGTCAATGGCCACTTTAAGTGGCCATGACTTTTGTATGGCGACCAGCCCCAGTTCTACTTGCCCCAAAAACGGCAAGACGATTTTATGAAATTGTGGGGGGTTGGCGAATACATCATGATTTTGAAATTCTGCGGCCAACGATTCAAAATCGAATTTTCCGAAAAATTCGACCTGCTGGTAAAACTTCTTAACTTTCTCTAAATTAATCATTTTTCAATCCTCTCAGACAGTTTCTCGACTTGCCCAGGTCTGCAAATTTAGTACTCCCCTTCGTTTATTTGCCCCATCAGGGACAAATAGCTAACCTCTGCCGAGGACAGCGGGTCTAATTGATCGGAGCGGAAATATTCTCCATCCCGCTCAATCACCTCCACCTCTTCTGTCTGGCTGCGAGTACCATGATAATTGTACCCGCAACTCTGTCCGTCCAACTCGTTGGCCAGATTACGAACTATCTGGCCAACATCATCGCCGGATTCCCATTCAATGGGAAATTTCTCAAAACTGCCATCGACCAGGACGATGGCAACCCCCTCATTCTGAGTGGGATTTTGTTTTTCAAACGAGAATAATACTTTCATGTGTAATCCTTTCAGGCAGTTTTTCGACTTGCCCAGGTCATTGATGGTTAAAGATTCACCCATTTTTCATCTAGTGGCCAGGAGCCACGATTACCTTCCGACGGGATATTTTTTATGGGGTCATTGGCAGATAAATTCTTTGCTAATGCCCCCATCTCCATCGTTTTTGTCTTCCAGTATTCGCCTTCTGGGTCTTGAATACTGGTCAAAAAACTATTTATTCCCTTCACGTCCTCTTCCGCCTCCATCAGGTCCTCGATGGAGATGGCCAGCGTAAACCGGCCAAAATTCCCATCATAACAACGGGCAACGGCTTTTAATTGCCCGTTGCTTTCTACTATTTCGCTTTCGTCCAGCCATTCTCTGGCCAGACGCAGCGCTTTCTTATCTATTCGTGAGATTATTTCTCTTACTTTCATCTTGCTCATCTCTTTCAATCCTTTCAGGCAGTTTCTCGACTTGCCCAGGTCTCTAATTAGGCGGCTCAACGGAGGGCGTCTCCGCGATATATGTGGGAGTATTCATTGTCGGTGGTTTCGGAGGCGTAGTATTCCTCCTCATCCGCCTCCTCATCCTCAGCCTCAGCCTCGCTATCGGCCATCGCGGCCTGCTCGGCCTGGGGCTGCGGCATCGGCTCGTCGGGGGTCGCGGGCTGGGCGTTGCCGTTGGTGCCATTGGCGGGCGGGATGGTGGGGGAGACCCGAACCGTATTATGGGTCTCCCCGAACGCCCGCACCTCCTCAGAATAAATTTTGATGCGCTGACCATTCCAGCCGTCAGTTTCTGGGCCGTACAATTTGGCGATAGTGCGCGCGTTGGTTTTGTTCAGGATTAGAGTTTTGGGGGTTTCCCTAAACCCCAAAACGTATTTCTCCTCTTCCTGCCCGCGCATGTTTTTCAGAGACTCACTCTTAACGCCGGTCATTGTCAAGTTGACCGTGTTCCCTTTGGGTATATGATCCCCCTGAAGGTGGGGGAATAGGTTAGTTTTGTAAATGTTCATTTCGCTCCTTTAGTGGGGGGCCAGCCCCCCAGGTAAAGTTTCAGTTATTAATCACAACCGGCTCCCCTGCGAAGGGGATCGGCGGCGCTGGAAGGTCCAGCGCCAGCAAATAGGCCAGATGTTGCGCCAGGCAATGGGCGCATATTTTGCCGAGTTGGGCATCCCAGACACGCGCCTCGCAACTGCAACTGTACTTTTTTGTGACCCCATCAAACCGGGTCTTGTGGTAGACATCGGCCCGGCTCTGGCTTCCAACTTCGCCGTTTGAATAAACCTTGCCGTGTACGATCAACGAGGCCGCCTTGAGCAAGCCGTTGGTGATTGTTTTGCCGTGTGCGGCGGCAAGTTGGACGACCTTGGCGGCCATCTCCGGGTGGTCGCTGCCCAGGGCCACAAGCATCGCCTCCTGTCGGCTTGCGCAATCCGTTGTGCGTGTGTTCCTAGCCTGCCACATTTTCTTATCTCTATTAAATCGAACCGCCGTCTTGACGGGCGATTTAGTTTGGTTTATCATTATATAACCTTTATTTATCATAGGTAGGAATGTTTCATCCCCCCCCGTTAGGTATACAGCGGGGGGGGTTTTATTTGCAAGTGGGCGTCTACAGGTTGGCGCCGGTCAGGTTGGCGCCGGTCAGGTTAGCGCCGGCCAGGTCGGTCCCGCGCAGGGCGGCGCCGGTCAGGTCGGCCCCTTCCAGGTCGGCCCGGCGCAAGTTGGCCTGGTTCAGGTCGGCCCGGCTCAGGTCGGCTCCGCGCAGGTCGGCCCCGCTCAGGTCGGCCTCGCGCAGGGTTGCTCCGCGCAGGTTGGCAAAGCTCAGGTTGGCTCCGCTCAGGTTGGCTCCGCTCAGGTCGGCATTGCGTAGGTAGGCTCCGCCCAGGTTGTCTCCGCGCAGGTTGGCCCCGCTTAGGTCGGCCTGGCTCAGGTTGGCCCAACGCAAGTCGGTCCCGCGCAAGTCGGTCCGGCTCAGGTCGGCCCTGCTGCCGGAATTGCGGGCTTGAAGCCATTCGCGATGGCTTTCAAGAATACTTTTAATTTCTGCAGCGTCTAACATACTATTCTCCTTGCTCTATTCTGGCTGGGGGGGTATGCCCACCGCTTATTGTACCATTCGCTGTTTTCATGCCCATAGCTATAGTCGGTATGGCGAACGGGCGTCTTTTTAGCAATTAATACTCCGTTCCGTTTCAACAGAGCCCGGGCCTCGATCTCGTTCATCTCTCCAAGCGCTGTATGATTCCAATCATCGGTAGTCCCTAGCCAGCCGCTTGTTTTTGGTTCGTTACTCATGTTTGTTTTTCCTGCCCGTTTGCCCATTCTGATTTTCTGGCCAAGATGCCCTTTATCCCTGTTGGGGCCGACGTATTCAATTCTGATTGGGTAATATTTCTTTGCCATTGTCAATCACCTCCTTTCGATGCTGATTCAATTTCTACTAAAAGCGCATACGGCACGCTTTTAAGTTCGTTAATCTCCTCCGCCTGGAGCCACTCCAGGCTGGCCTCGCCGTCTGCGTGGCCTTCGTGCCATCCGAGGCGGCGGCATAGCTCCTGCCGATCCTCGAATGTGCTCTCGACATTCCACCAGTCTATGGGGTATTCGTCTTTCATATTAATCCTTCCGGGTTGATCCCGTCGAATTCAATGGTGATTTGCTCATCGCATTCGACGTAATCGTGGTCCTCGTCGAATGCGGTATATGGGGATTCTGCCAGGAAGTCCCAAGGGGTTGCGACTACCTGGTCGTATTTGAAACTGGCTTGACTGGCCCAATATGGCCGATCTGAGCCGGGGGTGAGCCATAAGCTCATTCCCTGCAGTTGCATCGTGTCACAATGGGACAACCATTCTGTATGTTCTATTTTCATCTGCGTTTTCCTTTATTTTTAACCTGCCTGTTTACTATCTACCATTATATACTATAATGTTCTATATTAATATAGGATAAAAGTACCAAAATAGGAGGTTGCAATACAGAACAAAACAGTATATAATAGTAGATAGTTATGGTGATATTCAAGGAAAGAGGGCCGAATGAAACGGAATATATCAGATCTAAAAAAGAAAGCTCATCTGTGCCAAGTTACCCCCATCAGGGGAGATCAGTTCCGAGTCCAGAGCCCGTCTGGACAAAGTTACATTGTCCGACCCCAAGTTGAACACTGTGAGTGCAAATGGAATAAATACACAGGGAAAGCCTGTGCCCATTTAATCGCAGTAGAGGCGTTCGTTGACGATCTTCGCGGACGCGGAACTTCCGTCTGGCAGAAACGGGAAGAAGCAAAAAGGCAGAGACGCCCCACAAGCCAGGTAGGGGATATCTTTCTCACTCATCGCAAAAAAGAAACTACCCCGACAGTCACCTGGGTGGTGGGCCGAATGACCGCTACACATTCATCAGGTTACGATGCGGGTGTGGCGGTTTATATTCGCCACACCAAATCAGCTACAGCTACCAAATGGATTATTTTTAATGGGCTGCCCGGCTTCCCGTCGCTGTCTGTGGATAGCGACAAAGCAAAGACAATAGTGGCTACTGACCGACATGAAGGGCGGCCAGTAGTTGCTAAAAATCAAACAATCATAGAATGGGCATATCAACGCTCATTCGGGAGAGGATAATGGCTCTATCTGAAGAAACAAAAAAAATTCTTGAAAGCCATCACCGATGGCTTCAAGACCAGAATACCGGAAGCAGGGGCGACCTAAGCGGGACCGACTTGCGCGGGTCCGACCTGAGCGGAGCCAACCTGAACGGGACCGACTTGCATGGAGCCGACTTTCGCGAGGCCAACCTGAGCAGGGCCGACCTGAGCGGAACCGACCTGAACGGGACTGACCTAAGCGGAGCCAACCTGAGCAGAGCCGTCCTGAGCGGAGCCGACCTTCGTGAGGCCGTCCTGAGCCGGGCCGACCTGCGCAAGGCCGACCTGCGCGGGACCGACCTGGGCAAGGCCAACCTGAGCGGAGCCGACCTGGGAGAGGCCGACCTAAGCGAGGCCGTCCTGTATAGGGGAAACCTGAGCAAGGCCGACCTGAGCCAGGCCAACCTGAGCCAGACCGACCTGAGCGAGGCGAACCTGAGCAGAGCCAACCTGAGCGGGACCGTCCTGAGCGGAACCGTCCTGAGCGAGGCTGACCTGAGCAGGGCCTACCTGAGCAAGGCCGACCTGCGCGAGGCTGACCTGAGCAGGGCCGACCTGAGCGGAGCCGACCTGAGCGGAGCCAACCTGCGCGGGACCGACCTGAGCGGAGCCAACCTGCGCGGAGCCAACCTGAGCAGGGCCGACTTGCGCAAGGCCGACTTGCGCGGGACCGACCTGTGCGAGGCCGACCTGTGCAAGGCCAACCTGAGCGAGGCCGACCTGTGTGGGAGTCACCTGTGTGGGGGCTACCTAGGCAAGGCCGACCTAAGCAAGGCCAACCTGATCGGGGCCGACCTGCGCGAGGCCAACCTGATCGGGGCCGACCTGAGCGGAGCCTACCTGCGCGGAGCCTACCTGCGCGAGGCCGTCTTGAGCGGAGCAAACCTGCGCAATGCCAATTTGAGCCGGGCCGTCTTGAGCGGAGCAAACCTGCACGGAGCCGACCTGAACGAGGCCAAACTGAACGAGGCCGACCTGTGCGGAGCCGACCTGCGCGGGGCAAACCTGAACAAGGCCAAACTGAACAAGGCCAAACTACACGGGGCTGACCTGAACAGGGAGATCAGCCTAATGTTAGGCTGATCAATGAGACCATCTAATATCATCCTCTCCCAGATTATCAAAGGCGAACTGACCTTTGATAATCTAAGAGAATACAACGAAGAGTTGTTGGCCGATACCAAAATCCGGATAGAAAACCTCTATCCAGAAGAAATCAACTCAGGTGAGTTGAGCGGGATCACGTATCAGGCCATGCTCATCCTGCATGATCTAAAGAGTCTTGATGTAGAGACACAGATCAAAAGTATTCTCGTTTTATCTCGACTCCACATAGCGAGCGAGAGGCAGCTATATGTGGCGGCAGGCTATTCCTCAATTGAAGATTGGCTCGATAGCTACGGGCTAAATGCCAGGTCAGGGACACTCAGCCAACTACTGGCTGTTGCTAGAGAAATTGTCCCTTGGTGTGTTGCTCACCAAATAACGGTCGGCGGGAACCCAGTAACTATAGACTGGTTCAGGCGAGTTGTAGGGGGAAAGTGTCTCGCATCGAGAGCCTGTCTGATGGTAAGTTTTTTTAGAAAAACCATCACTCAGGGAGATATTGTCCAACAAAAAAAGACCATCCAATTAGCCCTGGCTGCGGTAGAGAGCCCAGTATTCACGCGAGGTTACCTAAACGACACATTTTCAGGATACACTAACCCGCAACCGATAATCGGTCGGATTGAGGAACTGAAAGGCCAACAAGTATTAATCGTTATCCTCGAAGACAACGATCAACTTGATTGGATCAAACGGAAACTGGGGGCAACCCTGGAAATTATGATATAATAATCGGGAGGGAAAATTATGGCCAACTTGCAAGAATGGAGAGGTGCGCCAACGACAATAAACGCCAGCGAGGCAGCAGACCTCGTGGGTGTAGAATATCATTCAGTTTGCCGCTGGATAAAAGAAGGCCGGCTAAACGCCTGGAAGAACGGGCGGGAATGGGTGATACTTAAGCGGGACGCGTTCCCGTTCTCTAAGATTTATCAAGCGGCAGTACTTAGAGGGGAGAAGTTGAGCCTCTATGAGAGGAATCCTTAACGATTCGAGAGGATTCCCAACCAAGAAAAAAACGGCCAGCATCTTAGCCGGCCGCTTTTTCAATCCGATCAACAAAAAAGGAGAAACAAAAGAAACATGACAAATATACCATATTCTCAAGATAAAGTCAATATAACATCACATAATGTTTTAAGATTGCCTCATTCTAAGCTACATCAAAAAAGCGACCCAAATAAATATACGAGTGCTTGCCCGTTTTGCAACCAGGGCAAGGATAGATTTTATTTCTGGGCCGACGCGGGTAATTTTTGGTGCAATGTTTGTAATCAAAGCGGGTTCGTGTCAGATGCGCCTGAAAGCCCGGGTATCCCATCCTCAAAGCCAGGCCCGGACCCATCACAAAAAGAGAAACACAAGACAATAATCAGTCGTTTAGAGGCTAAGGGGCAAGCAGACCGCTATCACGCCGCCCTTAACCCAAGCCATAGAGAGTATTTACATACTACCTATGGGCTAACGAATGACAGCATCAATGAGGCAAAGCTAGGGTATGTGTCTCATTGCCCAACATGTCCTAGGTCCGACAGCATCTCGATTCCCTACTATTGGACAAACGGACGAGTGAGATTGCTCAACCTGCGGCATAGGCTCCTTGCGCCTGAACATCAAACAGGCGACAAATACCGACCTGAACAAGCGGGAATGACCTCAACTTTGTTCAATATTGATCTTCTATTGGACAAAACAGAACCAATTGCCATTTTGCTTGAGGGCGAATTTAAGGCCCTGGTTTTAAAACAATTCTACTTGCCCGCAGTGGCAATCTCAGGTCTGCACGCCTGGGATGCATCCTGGGCAAAATATTTTGAGGGGAAAGAAGTTTACATCGCGTTGGATCCAGGAGAAAAGGAACACGGCAAAGCTATCGAATATGGCCGCGCTATTTCCAACTTCGCCGCTCGAACCTATATTTGCACGTTGCCGTTTAAGCCGGATGATATGTTGATTAAAATGGGATATGATATCGAGTCATTCTCGGCGTTCCTGGAAATGGGGAGGAGGCTATGAAAATAACATTAACACAATTACAGCAGCATAACGTCTGCGCTGATGGCATAGAAATATTCAAAAAGCTATGTCCAAACGGCGAAACAGGGGATATCGAATGGACCCCAGCCATGCAAGGATTCTTGCTCGGAACTCCGCTTAAAAAATATTTTGCCTGGCTGGTGACAGAGGGCTTTATCCCATGCTTGTCGATGGCCGAAGCCAACCTAAGCTATGTCAACCTGTGCTATGCTGACCTGCGCGGGGCTGACCTGCGCTTTGCCGACCTGCGCTTTGCCGACCTGATCATGACCGACCTGCGCGGGGCTGACCTACGCTATGCCGATATGAGAAAAGCTAACCTGACCGGGGCCGTCTTGCGCAGGGCTGACCTGCGCAAGGCCGATCTGCACGGGGCCAACCTGACCGGGGCCAACCTGAGCGGAACCGACTTACGTGGAATCGAGCTAATCGAGACAAATTTACATCAAGCCGATCTGTACCAATCCGATCTACGCGGAGCAGATCTGCACAAGGCCAACCTATACAAAACTAACCTAATCGAAACCGATTTGCGCTATGCCAATCTACATGATGCCTATTTACGTGAAACCGATCTATGCGGGGCAGAACTGCGCGGAGCGGAGCTGAGCGGAGCTGACCTCCATAGTATTACCTACAATAATTGTACTCAATTCCCAATGTGTTTTGACCTAAAAGAGGCCGGGCTATGATCACTTGGGACTTTGATTCGCAAATAAAATCTATTTGGCTGACCTCCCACATCCTGATTACTTGGGAATGGGACTATAACTTTTGGGAAACTCTTAGCATAACATTCTATAAAACCCCATATGAATAAAAAAGGTGGATAAAATGAACATACCAGATTATTCTATTGGAAACCAAGTCTTGACCTGACCAAAGTAATGAGGTATACTATTAGTGCAGATTCGAACCGATCTATAGTGGTCGGTGTAGGACCTGCTAACGAGACATCAAGCCGGGCTGTAGTTTTTGCGAGGATTCTACAGCCCGGCTGGACCAACAACCTAACGCCATCCGTATGGCAACCCAAGGACATAAACCGTTTCGGTTTTGTATTCTTGCTTCGTTGCGCTCTCCTTGGGGCAATACGGAGCAACGAGGCAAGAATACAGACCCTAAGCGGTTTTTTTATTCGCAAAACGGAGAAGAGCACATTATGGACAAAGCGATTCCATTAAATGTTTCAGATATCATATTCAGAGAGGACCTTTACCCTCGGTTTGATTCTGATCCTACCACCATTCAGCAATATGCAGAAAATCTGGACGTATTGCCGCCGGTTGAAATCAATCAACACAATGAGCTAATAGACGGCTATCATCGCTGGACGGCTCACCGAAAAAAGGGAGAAAAGACCATCCAGGCGATTGTCACAGAAACCAAAAGCGACAATCACTTTTTGAGATTAGCGATAGAGCGCAATGCCTGGCATGGTCTGCAACTAAGTAACCCAGAAAAGAAACATCTGGTACTCAAAATGTACACTGGAGATAAGGACGAGAAGGCAGAATTCGCCAGGTTGCTATCGGTCACTGAACGCACGATAAAAAATTGGACTAGCCGCAGGGATAAAGACCTAAAAGAAAAACGCAATCAAGATATCTTTGATATGTGGCTGGCTTGTTATACTGAAGATGAGATCGCGGAAGAGATGGGAACCGTCCAGCAAACGGTAAGCAATGTGATTAAAGAATCCCTAATTTTGGAAAACTTTCCAAAATTAGGGATTTTCGCCAACTACCAAGAGCCAGGCTGGAAACCACCAATCTACAACATATGGAAAAAACAAAACAAAACTAATAAAGTCACACACCCCGGCAATTCCGAGGCGGGGTTTTTAGATAAGCTACTGTATCTGTATACAAACCCTTTTGATATTGTGGTTGACCCCTTCGGTGGGGGGGGCTCGACTATTGACATCTGCAAGAAACGGTTACGCCGATATTGGGTCAGCGACCGATTGCCAATAGTTGAGCGAAATGATATCAGGCAGCTAGATATTACTCAATCTGTCCCCCCGTTACATAAAAGATGGGGAGACGTGAAGCTGTTATATCTTGACCCTCCATACTGGAAACAGGCCGAAGGGGCGTACAGCCAAGATGAAACTGACTTAGCAAACATGCCGCTTGATGAATTTTACATCAAGCTAATGAACTTGGTTTACACATGCGCGGACAAGATGAAACCAGGCAGCCATCTCGCATTAATGATCCAACCTACACAATGGAAAAATGAGGACAAGTCTGTAACCGATCATGTGACAGACTTAATTGCTGCAAGCCTGGCCTATCAAACCCTATCTTTGTCTATTCGCATCAGTTGCCCCTACGAAAGCCAACAGGCAAACGCCCAACAGGTGCAGTGGGCTAAAGACAATAAACAAATACTCGTTCTTAGCCGAGAAATAATAATATGGGAGGTGCTAGGTGACAAGACAAGCTAAGAACAACTATGCATGTTTATTTTGTCAAGTCGATTTAGTTTGCCCATTGTGCCGCAAGACAAGAAAAATGGGAACCCCATTTAGTTTGTGGCTTAGGCAGCTATCTGCACCATTAACCAGTCGCACGGTCTACAATTCAGATATTGACCATGTTTGGTGGCATTATAAAGATGGGTGGCTCATAACAATAGAAGAAAAACAATATGGGGCTGATATAAAAAGACCGCAGCAAGAATTAATAGATATAGTTTCAGAAAGGCTTTCAGGGTTCACCGGGATTACCCAAAAAACGCTAAGGGGCGTCAGACCTGTTCAATACAGGGGACACTATAATATAATATTTGAAAAAACCTGTCCAACTGATAGTCAATGGATTCGGATTAACAAACAGACAACAAGTATTGAACAACTAATGATTTTATTATCTACTGGCAATTTATCGCTTCCTTTAGCGTATGATTATGATATTGATGAACTAGTGGCCAATATATTGCCAACATTTATATAATTTAATAGGTTTTATCATTCAGGAGAAAAACAATGAGCAAACTATTAATTGATTCCCCCCCCCTCCAAGTATTACCCCAACTTGCAGTACTTATCGGCCTAAATCAAGCAATTGTGTTACAACAACTCCACTATTGGCTAAATAACTCAAAAGTCGGAAAAACAGATGATAACGGCGTAAAGTGGGTTCGCAACTCTGTTCCAGAATGGAGACAAGATAACTTCCCTTTTTGGAGCGAGAAAACAATTAAACGCATTTTTGATGATCTTGTTGAACATAATCTATTATATCGAACTGATACCCTCAACAAATTCAAACAAGATCGCACTCGTTGGTACACCATCAACTACAAACAGCTTGAAAACATTATGGCAACTGGACAAGTTGTCACATCCAAAGGGACAAGTTGTCACCCCCCAAAGGGACAAGTTGTCACCCCCCAAAGGGACAAGTTGTCACCTACGTTACCAGAGACTACAACAGAGACTACAACAGAGAATCCGCAAACCCCCAAAAAAAACGACTGCCACCCCGCACCAGAAGAAGTATCTCTCGCCTACGACATCACCGGCGAACCGACTAGAAGAGACATATCACCTTCCCGATTCCAACCTCTCGACTTCCTTCCACCACACAACGAGTCAAAGCCAAGGCTAACTCAATCAGAACAAGACAACCTTTTGATTTTTGGGCAAATCAATCCAGGGCAGGGGCTAACAAAAACAGAGGAAGAGATTGAGGACAAAGTGCGCTCCTCGGGATGGGAGCTTGACGATCCAGACGAGCGACAGGCGCTCATACACTTTTTGGTGGCCGCCAAAGAAACCGACATCTATATGCACATTCCCCAGGATGACTTCAACCGGGGCAAATGGCGCATTGGATTACGCGAACATATAGATAATTTTCTCTTAGCAAAGCTCCGAGATATGTATACTGCTGCATTTAATGCCTCTAAGGGGAACTTCCGTGTGGGCCATCCCAAAGCGCTGACAACGACGCTCTTTACCATCGACCCGGACAATCCCACCGCAGGCAATGATGATGACAATGATGAATTCCTGCCAGAAATTACGTTTTAGATAATGGAGACCCTGATCTCTGAGCTAACCCATTTTTTGCTAACTGAAGGAGAAACCCATGATTAATATAGGGCCACTCAACAAAGTAGTATGTATTCAATGTGGAAGAGAACCTTATAAACGGAAAGGAATCACATATAAATTATGTTCCCAATGTGGTTGGGATGCGTTAATGACTCTCTTAGAGCAAAGCGAAGAAGAGGAACAACAAAACGTTGATGAATACCTGCGGAATAATGGCTATGATCCCGAAAAAATAGCGAAAGAAATCGAAACCCTTGTCTCTAAATTGGTTGCGCGTCGGAATGAAAAAGAGGGATTGCCAACCGAAGAGAGGCTTAGAAATTGGTGGACAAACGCATTAAGCTAAACCGATGGATTTTAACGAATTGTGGCAAAATTGCCTAAGTCAGCCTGATAAAAACGATACATTCTGGTGGGTCGGATGGGACGTGAGGCTTGGGAAGCAATATATCCCCAGAGCAGAACGCATTTTGGTGGCAGTCGCGTCAAGTGATCGGTGCGCCATTTGTCCGAGAGCCAAGTTGCTTTACCCCGATGGTCATCGGTCAATGACATGTGGCTCACCTGATTGCATCCGAAAATGGCTGCATATTTCTAAGTGAGGTAAAGAAAATGATTGAGCAAACCGAAATTATTGGGCCGACCGACGAACACAGATGGGCTATCAGGCTTACTATTCTTGCGTTTGTCCTGGCTTTTGGGAGCGGGCTGGTAACTTCATTCCAAAAATCTAATATCGCGCTTAAACAGCAAAAAATAGCTTATTGCGCGGAGCAAGATAGGTTGCTTATCTCATCCAGATTGTTTTATGATGAAAGTTTGGGTTTTTGTCGATTTGTGCATATTCCAGATGTGAGGTTGTCAGAATGAGCGTAGCCCCTTATCCTGGACCTTGTATCAATTGTGGGACGTTTGACAAGGTACCCTCAGCAGGGTTTCGATTAAAACGCTGCTATGCGTGCTATAAATATCATTGGCGGCATGGCGTTGAGCGACCGTCGATTTTTTGGACTCTTGACAAGGGATTTTGTTCTAATTGCAAAATCCCGCTTATTCGGAAAAAAGGAAATTCAATAAAAGGGCGCTGCTCAAAATGCAATCATTATTTTTGGCGGCATGGGGTTGAGCGACCGCAATCTTTAGTTTGTCCCCCTTCCCCCCCCACCCATTGCAAGAACAGTAATTGCAAAAAATTACTGTCGGATGATCCTTACGCTCAGGCGGGATACTGCAATCCTTGCTACTGTTATCAAAGAAGATGTGATATGGAACGTCCGAAATATTTATGCCTGAATCCCGGCATAATCAAAAGGAACGAATATACCTATTGCAGAAACGCCAATTGCGAAAAATTATTAAAGGAAGATAGACGACCTATACGGGGATATTGCAATGCTTGCTATTTCTACCACCTGACCAGGGGTCGGAAGCGCTCAAAATACCTGTGCTCACGACCCCCATTGGTAAAAAGGGGGCAGTACACGCATTGTAAAAACAACAACTGCGGGATACCGATTTTTGATGGGCATCAATACATAATCCCCTCAACAAGAGGTTGGTGCAATCCCTGTTACCGATATTATAAAAAATATGGGGGGAAGAAGAGTAGACCAAGAGAATTGTGCATAGAAGCAGACGTTTTGGGGTGGTGCGATTGTGGAAAAGCAGCATTTTATGAAGAGCCTATCACATTACTTGGATTCGGCGAGCGAGACGTGACAGAGAGACAAGAGAAATTACTATTATGCAAGGAATGCTTTTATGACTTTTATCAATACACCGGTTGAAAGTTCAAATTCTTTTCTGCGGTACGCGGACGAGATCAAGCACGATCCGGGCGTGAAATTCGGAACAAACAGACTTGATAAATTCATCATCCCGGCTCGAAGGGGAGAAGTCATCGGCATTGTGGGCAATTCAGGCTATGGTAAATCGAGCTATATGTCCTTTATTGCAGTCAACGAGGCTCGAGCAATAAAATCTCGAGGCACCGGCACTATAAACAAAGATAAACCAGGGGAAGCGGTTCTTTATGTCACCTGGGAGCAAACAATTGAGACCCAGGAGGCATCAACACAGGCCAACAAGCGCTTGACTATTAGCGACATCGCCTGGGGGAGAGTCCATCAAAAGAGCCTCGTGGAGGCACAAAAAACACGCCTCCAACTTCCACTATGGATTGCCGGACGCAGCCACTATAGCAGATCCGTAAATAAGATGTTTGTGCCTGATTTGTTTGCCGAGATAGTGCAAACACAAACTCAATTCAATATCACATTTAAGGCCATAATTCTGGACTATTTACAGCTTATCCCGGTTCAAAAAGGGCAAACGAGAGTCGAACAAATCAGCCAGGCCATTCTCGATACCAAAGAGCTTGCCCTCAACGCAGGTTGCCCGGTTTTTGTTGGCGTTCAGGCAAAAATAGCGGTACTTGATCGCCCCGATCCCGTACCTGGCATGGGGGATACTTTCTATTCAAGCGAGTTGGACCACGTGCTCGATAAGGGGCTGGGGATTTTTAAGGTAGCAAAAAAATACCCAATCGGAAGCGAGTATAAATTCTCGACTAACGGGCAAGCTCAGTCAATACCCGTGACTGATGAGCTGTTTATTTTTAATCTTTTCAAGCAGAGATGGGACACGAGCAACATGCGGCAATTCATTCATTTTGACATCAACAAAATGGAATTAGGAGATATGGTTTCATGACACTTCCAACCTGCAAAATCATCAATTCTGATATCATCCAATGGGGCAAGGGTCATGAGTGGCTGGTCCAAAACGCAGATGGGCCATTCCATTTCATCTTCGGAGACTGGCCATACAATCTGGAATCGATTCTGAAGCGGTTCGGGGGGGCAAACTCAGCGCCTGCGCAACCTGGCAAGGACGGGTCGTTCCAGCGTCAAAGCGCGGGCTTTATGGGCCTCGATTGGGATGGTTCACAACTGGCTTACCAAGCATCAACCTGGAATCTACTTGCCCGCCTCCTTCATCCAGGCGGGTTCACTGCCTCATTCTCTCACGCCCGCAAATTTCACCGACTGGCGATGGCCCAGGAGGAAGCCGGGTTCATCCTCAATCCGGCCATTGACACTCGCATCGTGCCCATGACCCTGGCCTGGCTTTACTCGACCGGCAAACCGAACGGGACTAGTGTTGAGGCTGGGTTACAGAGGGGGGATCACCCATTGGCTGGAACGTGGGAAGGGTTTCAATACGGCTGCCCTTTGGCGCCCGAGTACGAACCGATTGTCATCGCCCAAAAGCCGTATTCTGGCAATTCAGTCGATTCTATCACTCGCACCGGGGCTGGAGCCTACAATATTCAGGCTGGAAAAGCATTTCAAACTAATGGTCGGTTTCCTGGTACAGTGGCCTTGGTACATCATCCAGAATGCAAAAAAGGGGGACATCGAGAAATCAAAAATAACAGCGGGCATGTCTCCGGTAATGAGCCGAGCGTGTCGGGCAAGCATGTTTACGGCAAACAGAAACGTACCAGCTACAAAGCCAAAAAGGGAGAGGGAGGGAATGAACCGATTCCCGATTATCATTGCCACCCTGATTGCTCAGTAAATGAGGTTCCAGGGCCTGACAAGGCTCATTACTTTGCCCAAGCCGATTGGTCCTGGGAAGTGTTGGAGTGCATGGCAACCGCAAATCCCTACTTCTACGAAGCCAAGGTTGGGCCGAGAGAGCGGGATGCAGGTTGTCACGATCTGCATAATAATCATCCAACTTTAAAACCCATAAAGTTGTGCCAAGCTATTGCGGCTCTGTTTTTGCCGCCAAAGGAATATTCGCCCCGGCGAGTCCTGGTTCCATGCAGCGGTACGGGGAGCGAGGCGATTGGCTGTTTACTGGCCGGCTGGGATGAAATAGTGATGGTGGAATCGAGTCCTCATTACTGCAAAATAGCTGAAACTCGAATGAAGTTTTTCTATGAATTTGTCCACTACGGGCAGACAGACGTTGATACCATTTTGAATAGCATTGCTGAATCTAATGAGAGCGATAAAGATAAACAATTAAGCCTTCTGGACCTTGAGGAGGAAATGGCATGAAAGCCTTCGTCGGGTTTGCTGGGGTTGGGGGCGTAGACATCGCCCTGCGCGAGTTCGGATTTGATATCGTTGGGGTTGAGATTGATAATGACATTGCGGAGGCAAATCGGGCAAATGGCGGCAACGTCATCACGGCGGACATCAGGGAAATTAACACAAGAGACTACGCAGACTACAACCTGATGCACTTCTCTCCGCCGTGCCCGAATTTCAGCCAGGCCAATGCGAGAAGACGAGAAACAAACTTAGATAGAATTTTTGGGCATACGATGGCTGAATTTGTTGCCCTTGCCAGACCTGAGTATTTTACACTGGAAAACGTCTGGAGTTATCAGAGGAGCGAAGCCTGGGCTATTGTCGAAAATGCGCTATTGCAAAATGGGTATGGCGTAGATTTTTGGCATCTAAATGCCGCTAATTATGGAATTCCTCAGACCCGTAAGCGCATGATAGTCATCGCACGGCGAGACGGGCGGAAGCCGCAAAAGCCGTTCCCCACTCACGCTAAGTGCCCGGATATGTTCACAAGGGTCTGGGTTGGTTGGCATGAAGCCATTGCCGACCTGATACCTGAACTACCTGAAACGAATCTGGCTCCCTGGCAGATTGATCGTATGCCAGAGGAGATTAATACCTATCTAATCATGACCGGGAACAAAAACCGGAACGGAATAGATAATGTTCCAGGGAGAGGTTGGTTGAAACCTTCATCACCGTCCAATACGGTCACGACAAGGGGCATTCCTAGAGCTGTACTTGTTAGCGGCCAGTATCAGACGCCAAATTATGGCAGTAAACGCATTGTCCAAAATCGTTCAGCCGATCAACCCGTATGGACAATCACGGCAAGTGAGCATCTGGATACTCGATGTTGTTTCATGGAAACGGGGCGAGTTGTAGCCCTAACGCCGAGAGCACTGGCCCGGCTTCAGGGCTTCCCAGATTGGGTCCAACTTCCGACGGACCGGGGCTTGGCTTGCCGTGTTATTGGCAATGCGGTACCGCCGGGGTTGTATCGGGCGATATTAAGAAGTCTTGGATTCGTAAAGTAATTTGGACCTTGACATTACAGAACAATGTAGTATAATATAGTATATATCTAAATACTCTGTAACCGTTACGGTTGGTGCCATGACCATGATCTGGTTATGGCACTTATGAACAAAAAGGAGCAAACAGTGAGTACAAAACGAAGCGAACACATAAACGAGTTAGCATTGGCCCTAAGCCTGGCTCAGGCCCAGATTTCGTCGGCCAGGAAGGACTCGGAAAACCCACATTTAAGAATCGGATACTCATCCCTAGATAGCGTATGGAACGCGTGCCGGAAGCCATTATCGGATAATGGATTGGCTGTTGTTCAAATTCCCAGTAACAATGAGAATGGCCGCCTTATGTTAGAGACGATTCTTATTCATTCTTCTGGGCAATGGATCAGCACTGGAGAGCTAGAAGTTCCCCAATTTAGTCAGAAGGGAATCAACGAATTGCAAGCGATGGGGGGAGCGATTACGTATGTCCGGCGGTACGCGCTGGGGGCGCTCGTGGGAGTGACAACAAAAGAAGAAGACAATGATGGGAATAATGACCCACATTGGTCGGAGATTTCAAGGAACGTTAAAACCATCAGCGAATCTCTAAAAAGTGAGGGAATACAGATCGAAACATTGTTTGAGGCTTGCAAGGCGAGAAGCTGGTCAGAGATGGTTACATTTAGTGGATCAGGGCAGGATGCGCTGAGAAAAGCACGCAGCTTGCATAAGACAAGAGAGGAAAAGCACTGGTCATCCGTGCCAGAAAACCGCATTGGGTTACTACAGTTAATTAGCGAGAAAGATATCCCAGTATCTTCGCTATTTGAGGCTTGCAAGGTGACTAGTTGGGCAGAGATGGTTACCTTTAGCGGATCTGGACAGGATGCTTATAACGCAACTTTGGCTAATTGGAAGCCACCTGCCCCGCAAGATAATACGTCTACCGCTGAGGAATGGCGGAGAGAAGAGGCTGACGCAGATTCGCCTCAATCTCATGACTTCGTTACTTCTGCTAAGGAATGGGCGGAAGAAGTGACCGACACAAGCGCGCCTCAACCGAATAACCCTAATGCCTCCTAATGCCTAAAATATTCACCTGTTTTATCCCCACCTTGCCCCCTGGAATCAACAAAACTTATCTCATCCGTCAAGGGGGCAAGGGGCTGGCACTCACAAAAGAGGCACGCGATTGGGACAAAAAAGCAGCTTTGATAATCGGAGCCGAAGCCGGGCTTCAAGACTGGCAATATGAGCCCGGCTTTGGCTATGGATTAGTGATAATCTGGGGTGGGGGGTATCATGATGCAGACGCTCACCTGAAATTAGTCCAAGATTGCGTGTCTCGAAAATTAGGGTTCGATGACCGATATATAGTAAAATCGGTCATCGAACGAAGGAAGCATTGGGACGGGCTTTACGTAGGATTGGCTGCAATAGAATTAGGCTGATTAGAGAGAAAAAGATGAAACTTGAAATCAAAATGCAAATCGGTCCTGTCGGCGTTATATTCCCAAGTTTAACCAGTGGATTCCACGTTGGCTGGGGCCTGATTCATATAGGCCGATTGTGGATAGACTGGTGAACGAAACCATTATTTTGGCAAAGCGCTCGTTGTCATCTGCGCATCGGGCCTCCTCATAGCGTGTCCCTTGACCTGCGGTGCTGGCCATTGTGATCAGGCCATTAGCCTTCTTGTTTGGGTAGGGGGACATCAGAATCCTTGTTAAATTGTTTGCTAACTTGTTCCTGAATTTCATTAATGAGTCTGAAGACTTGCCCGAATGGTCTCCCCCCCAGAGCAGATAAAATTATATTTAGTTCATCTGAACTTAGCACCAAAGTAATTGGTTTTGCCTTTTCCACTGCCCTCCTTTATGGCTGGATCGCCACTTGTTGAGCTATTCCAGTATTAAAGATGGCCATTAACCTCGTCTTCCCTGCCCCGTTATCATCTGCATATAGGGTCACCGTCCCCGTCGCGCCTGCCCCCGGGGCTGCCATTTGTGCTATTCCAATGGCCCCCGCACCAATGTCAAGACGGGACGCTGGATCCACCCCGATCCCAACTTGACCATTATTATCTATCCTCATCCGTTCAGTGCCTCCCTGTGTCGTATTATCTGCGGCAGTCCAGAATGAAATTAAGGTGACAGCGTTTCTTGGCGTATCCCCCCCTCCTATTGCCACTTCTGTGTCAGATACAGTTGAATTTAAGTTCATCTGAGTAATATCTTCCTCAGAATTTGTATAATGCCTCCCAACTATACGACTCAGCTTATTAGTTGCATCGGTTGATACGTCGGCTATCCTGATCTGAAGCGTCCCCCCTAAAATATCTAGTCTGTCCCCAGGTGAAGCCGTGCCAATACCGGTATTCCCTGATGTGTCTATTGTGAGTCCGTCGTTCCACGTGACCGCGGAGCCTTGCGAGATTCCGGAATCGTATCGAATTTGGAATAAATCTGAGGTTTTGTAAATCTGGAAGTTACTTCCAGCATCTGAACTTTTCCAAGACCCATCCCAATAGCTATCAAAATTGAGAGAGATATTATCATGCCCCAGGTGCAAATCTTGCCTGATCGGATAATCATCAACCGCTGTTGTAATTTGAATATGAGGCCCGGCTGCGTCGGTATCTTCCCCATCTATGGCTAATTTTGCCCAACCAATACCGCCATGAGGAATCGCAGTAGTATTTATTCCGATTCTGCCATCTGCGTCCACCCTCAACG